GTGTTCCAAAATATTCCATCATTATTTGAAGGTGTAGGAACGTAAACATCATGCAACTCGCCTATCTCATAACCATTATCAATATTAACATCTATTTTACCGTTGATAGGGTGAGCATACACAACATAGCCAAGTATTAACAAATGGTTTGGTGCAGTAGGTTTTATTTTAGTTAAACCCCCAGCAACTGTTGGGCTGAGATATAAAATATCACCATCCATCCATGTTTCACCTTGTAAGCTACCCGTTGTATTAATTCCTCTTACAATACCACTTGTGGTAATAAAACCTTCTTGATTATTCGCTATTGTTTCTGTAACAAGACCTACTGTAGTTGCGCTATCTGGGTCGTTATCACCTTGTGCAAGAACTACTGCTAACCGTTGACCTTGCGAGCCACCCTCTGAAACTAATCTTATTCTTACTGCCCTATATTCAGATTCAAGCAAATCAGCACCCGTCTTATTAACGACACGCATAACCTGCTCCTGCCCAACTTGCAAAGTTACATTGCCACCCTTAAGACCTATGTCAACTGTGCCATCTGTGTCATTCCATCTCATTACTCCAACACCTGCCGTTCCCGTTGGGCTTGTATCAAGGGTAATTTGTCCTGCCGTTAGTCCAAATTCTCCAAGGTTTACGTTTGCAGTCGCTCCTACGTACTTTACGTACCCGATCATGTCGAGTATGCTAGTCTGTGGGTCGTATATGGTTACGTCAATGATGTCGTCCGCAAGAGACCCATCATATAGCGTAATCGTATAGTTTCCAAACGTGCTGTAGCTTGAGCTGTTTAGGCGTACACCGTTGAGGTACACATCCAAAAGTGGGGCAGTGAATGGACTTGTGGTTACAAAAACCGTCTGGTTTAAGGTAGCCGTAAATGCCTGTGAAGACCTTATGGCTGCGTTGGGACCCACGTTTACCCACTGGCCAAGTGATGCACTATACCGAAGGATTTGACTGTCCTGAAGGTTGGTAATCGTTACATCGTTAAGATCGTTAAGAACTGATCCTGTAGGTATTACGGGGTTTGATATAATAGCATTGCTATATATCGGATTAAGTTGTCCGTAGTTATATATTACTAATCTATTTGCTAATCTCTCTACTACCTGGTCTAGCTTAGTTGTACCTACATGAAAGTCATCTGCGTACTCTACAGCACTCTTATATATGTAGATTATATCTCTTTCAAAGTCAACATCTTCGCTATCCTCAGAGAACATATTCTCATAAGCTATAGTACCAAGTCTGTACGTGGTCTTATCCGCTTTGAGAAGTATCTCAGATATTTGTAATAAAGAATATCCCATCTTAGTATCCTAGTGTTAGATTATCTACTATGTATTTTGCTCTGTCCAAACAAGACTGAGAAGACTGAAAGTCTCCATCTAAAGCTGATTTTTTAGCAGACTCCTGCTCTATGAAAAGCCTCATCACATCCTTTACATACTTGTAATTCTTCTCAAGAGAATTATTTATAGCCATATTATGAGCAAATGTGTAAAAACCACTTAGTGTATAACAAACGAGTGGTGCTGCAGAGGATTTTGTGTACACGCTTCCTGGCTGTGCTGCTGTAGGCGTATGTACAAGTGTAATCAAGAATGAGTAATCCTTGTCTATGTAAGGCTTATTGTACTGGTCTAAACCGGTAAAGGTTAGGCTATTCCCTGATGCAAATGGCCATACATACTGATTATATGTAGTTGCGCCTATTGTCAGGAAAGACCCATCAGACTTCTGAATTGATAGCTTCCTGCTTGTGAATGTACCTGTTCCTTCTACGGTATAGTCGGTGGTATCATTGACAGTAAATGATGTGCAGTCTGCTCCCTGTGTTACCGTGAATGCTGATAAGAAAGGCATAGTAGTTTATTTCTACAAATATACCCAAAAACCCTCTATTTCTTCCTCTCCCTTTCTTGATATCTCTTTGATGAGAACTCTTGGTATATCTGGAATATGTTATTGCCGTCAATCTTGGGGTAATTGCCATTCTTTGGGACATCTGCTGCATTACTTAGGTACATGCCATCTATATGCCTTTTCATGACCTCTGCGGTAATTTTCTCATCGGACACATCTGCCCTAAGCTCTCCCTTTGCGTCATAAGCAATAGATACAGCATATTCTGTAGGTGTTATTACCCCATTCATTAGCATAAACTTAACCTCGTCGTTATTCCTAGCATCCTTTCCAGCATACCTGTTGTTCATTATCCTTATTATCTCATTACCATTTTTAGTAGATATGTTTTTAAGGATTTTAGATGTCTCTTCCCCAAATGTCTTTGATGAAGACTTTCCTATCCTATCTTGTCTAACTACATTATATGCGTGGTCGGCTACCCTTTTAGTAAAGTAGTTTATAAAATCTTTATCTGTTTTCTTCTTATAATCCACATATGCTAATGCTTCATCAATCTGTTCTTTGCCATATTTGCTCAAGGCTAGATTCATATCTACAGATGCAAGAGAAGACATTATATACATATCAGCATCTACATCTATCTGCTTTATCTGGTGGTCTTTTATGACCTTTTGAGTAGAGTTTGCAGCCTTAGAAAAGCTCTTAAATGGAAGTATAAGAGACATTCTTTTCATCATTTCGGCATTATACATTGCGTTCTTTTGGTCAGGTATAAGATCGCCATATCTCTCTTTAGTGTCTTCTCCAGTTTTTAGTTCTTTGCCAATCCCGTATATTGTCTCTAAGTCACGCATAAAAGAACCAGTCATGCCACCATACTGATTCATGAGAACCGGCTCAAAGTTATCATCGTATATTGTTCCGGTTAAGTCTTTTCCCATTACCTTTTCTTGTTCTGCTACAGAATTCTTGTACGCATCATATCCAGCACCTATTGCAAACTTAAACATAGTTGCTACTGGTAATGGAGTACGACCAGCTATTGCATCAACAGAGTTTCCTATTGTTATCCTAGTAGCATCTCTCTTAAAGTTCTTCTTTTGTTCTTCTTCATTCTTATGAAGTTTTACTCCGGAATACTCAAGTGCCTTTTTTGATATCTTATAATTTGTGTAACCTAAACCATATAGAACGGTTCCGTATGCAGCAATATTTGTAAGATACATCCCTAGACCAAGTGCAGCTTCTTTCGCATCATCTGAAGATGTTTTGCCAGAGAATGAGTCTTGCAAAATGCCCAAATCAATTAATGCATTAACATTTTGATTGTGAGAGAACGATTGAAGCATTCTCATGTACAGCGCATTGCTTTCTCTAAACACTTTACCCTTCTTAGCTGAAGTTGATTCATTGTTTATAAATGAAAGGAACTGTTCTGCATGAGAAAGTGCGGTAGGGTCTAATCCATTTCTGAGTTCTGTTTCTAAGTTGAACTCTGAATAGTTTTTAATTTTTCCAGTTACCTTTAATCCTTTTATGTATCCAACCAATAGCGATTGCATGGTTGTTGCATCATCTCCCAAACTTAGTGAAAGAGCAGAAACTCCTTCAAGCCAATCGTAAGCATTTAAACCCTTTCTTACTAGTACGTTATTATCAATGCTTTTTACCTTTTGCTGAAACGCTTCTATACTTGCTGTAGCTCTGTTAGACTTAGATGTTTGTTTATAGAATTCTTTTAGCATTCCAGCCATCTTTGGATTTGTAAGTCTTTTGCCAGCTAATATGTTATAAGATATAGATAGCGGTTCAATTCCTCCATGCATTAGCATTAATGGTATTGATGGTGCGTATTGTTTTACAGCAGCATCAACAGAGTTCAACATTCTGCCCATAAAGAATCTAGAAACCCTATTCCTCTGAGACTCCATTTCTTTTGTAAGAACAAATGGTTCTCTCTCCATATTAATAATATCAGATATCTGACTTCTAAAGTATCTTTTGTTGTCAATATACTCAGTCTCTTTTTGATTGTATTTACCCGATATAAACTCAATAAATTCTTTACTATTTATTGTTTTTCTAAGTGCTGCAACTGGAGCTGTTGTGTATGCAGTATTCGCTGATTCATGATATCTTTTTGGAACATTACTAAATATATCAAAATCATAATACAGTAACGCATCCATACCATTCTTTTTAACTACATTAGTTAGATTATTCTGCCTAGCCTTTGTAGTATTAGATCTCATTACGCTTAAATGAGACGGTATTTTATTGTTAATAACTCCTACAACCAACTCCTCCTTAGCTTCTCCAAATAATCTTGGTGAAAGAGGGATATAGTTTTCGTTACTCATATCTAAAGCTGTTCCGTAATATTGCCTCATTGTATTATCAAGGTCCGGAGCAATATCTTTAAACTTAGATTTCATCATAGAGATAGCGTATGTTTCTCTATCATTTAGCCTTGAGTTAATTTGATTTATAGTAATAGCATCATTGACATCAATGTCTGTTATCACTCCATTTTCATCAGCAGTAAACCCCTTGATTATACCAAGTTCCTGCATGGCAATTATCGTATTATCTAAATAGTCTTTAACCCTTTTGCCATTTTGATATGACTTCTCAGATAATGCCTTAGTAGCATCTGCTATCGTCTGTATTTGCCTTCCCAAATCTTCAAACTGTGTGAGTGTGCTAGCTATTCCAATTCTATAACTGTTTACAGATGTAAGAGGATTAGAAAGGAATGATATTTTCTTTTTAACACCATTTACAACAGTCTCTATACTTTTCTTAGTAAATACATCAGATAAGTTTTGTGCAAACTCTTTAGACATATTATTAACCATAAGATTCTGCTTGTCAAATGGAGCCCATATTACCTTTCTGATTGCAGCTGCACCGTTTTTATTAGATGTTACCAACCTAAATAGGTTAGATAGTCCTAGGTCGGCATAAGCTCCTACCCCAGGTTTAGCTCCAAAAAGCCTTCCAAGATTGGTAAACACACCAGCCTTCTGATATTTAGCCATATCCCTAATATTAGTTTCACCCTCTATTAGTTCAAACTTATTATTAAACGCTGCTATGTCAGAAACTATTTCTCCCATCCTAGAAGGCGCTTCTCCATTTACTATATCCTCTATGATATTGTTAAATAGCTGTATGTTCTTATTGGATATTTTCTTAGGGTCAATACCAATAATTAGTTTAGCGTCATCTACAATGTCAGCATCTATCTCATTGTTATCAATAGCTTCCTTAAGCATCTTTTGACGAACATCCGTCATCTCCCTCATTACCTCAATGTCAGTATCATCAGATAATACTAAATCATTTACTTCATCACTTACTTCTTTTTTAGGGTCTATTAACGCATCAACGTATTCACTCTTAGACACAACAGGATTTCCGTTTTCATCAAGACCTATTTCTCCTTTGCTTAATTTTTTATCATAGTTAGCTTCGTATTGAGCTCTTTTAAGCTCTCTCTTTCTAACCTGCATTGCGTCATACTTATCCCTTTGGTCATTGACAAAGTCTATAAGTTTAAGCCTTGCTTTATCTGCATTAGGTATTTCTCCGCTTATTGACTTCCTATAGTCCTCAAGCAATTCAATGTATTCATTAAACCTACTATCGGTATCCAATTCAATCATCTTACCATCTGCATCAACATCGTAGTCCTTGACTTTTGAAGGAGCCATGAAGTCTACATCTGCAGTAGTCTGTCTAGTGGCTATTGTTGAGAATCCTTTATTCTTTGATGCACTCTTGATGTCCCTAATCTTTGCCCTTACTTCACCAAACTTCCTGTTGTTTACAGATAGTCTTTTAATCTCTTTTATGTTTGCAGCAAGTTCTATGGCAGCTGTTTCAGTATCCATCTTAGATGTAACGAACATCTTTATAGCTTTTGCTATAACCGTTGGATTTACTCTCTCTCCTTTCTCATTGAATATTGCGTCAGATATTGATTCTGATGCTATCTTTAGCCTTTCTTCTGTAGCCTTAGCCTGTGTAGTAGCAGCTGTATATATAGCTTTAAATACTTCCTTTGGATTTGTAAGTATCTGTTCTGCTCTAAACTCAGACATGGGTACAGCTGCACGCTTTTGCCCACTCGGCATGAATGGAGATTCCTTCTCGTTTACGATAGCATCATATCCAATCATCTCAAATACATCATCAGATATCTTAGATGTATCCATCTTTTTATCCAATTCAGTTCTAAGCCTTTTACCTAATTCTGCCGGATCCCTGAAGACTTCGCTTTCGTTATACTTCTCAAGTGCAAATCTTTGCAGTTCTGTATAATCAGCAGATTTAATACCTTGCATCTCTGCTTCAGCAGCCATCCTGCCTTTATTACTATTAGCCTTATCAATAAGCATGATACTCTTTCTGAACTTATCTTCATCAAAAGCCCTACCACCTTTTTTTAGAGATTCTATCTGTTTCTCTATTGCAGCAGCTATAGTTTCACCTGCCTCAACTGTAAGTGCAATAGCCTCAACGGATGCGTTGTATATCCCTATTGGTAGACCTGCAATATTGGATTGCATAGCACCTTTATCACCTCCCGTCAGTACAGATTGGTCAACTTTAAACTTCCTAATCTTATCGGAAAGCTTAACCTGTTGTGTCTCAACAGAAGTTTCTGATGGATTTACTGACTCGTAAATAGGTATTTTTCTTACTTCATCAACACCTGTTTTCCTATCTTTTACCGAACCTTCTATTTCTCCTATTTTTTTAGCGTACCCATCCCTCTCTAATCTCGACCATACAGATAACGCTTCTGGAGATATTGATGTTCCTGTTTCACTATAATTAGTTGAAAAAAGCTTTTTATTTAATCCATTCAACTTGTCTATAATTGCCTTATATGAATCTAGTCCATACCCCTTATTGCGAAGATTTTCATTATATATTATTACTTGATTTAAAAATGTTTTACCATTTTTGCTAAGTAATTGATAGTCCCCCATCGGTTTACCATCAATATTTATCGCTTGTAAACCCTTTGATGGATTCCCGGTCTCTTCATTTACGCTAAAATCAACATCAACTTTTTTTACTTCTTTCGAGACTGGGAGAGTGCTATCGCCAGTATCTGTTTTAGCGGTCGTTGTTTCCCCTGTGGTTTCTCCTTGTTTGCCTTGATTAGTTCTCTGATATTGACCGACACCGCCTTCTGTTGTGACTTCTTGGACTTTCCCTGTGCTTTCTGTAGTGGCATTTTCTTGTGGTTTAGTTTCTAGTTCTATTTCTACGCTAAATGGCTTATTCGTAGATGATAGTTGTTTTAGTCTAGAATTAATATCATCTATCTCAAGCTGTTTCTCGTCTCTGAATACTGGGTCTAACTTATTTAATTCAGCCTCTAGCTTTGTTCTTTTTTCAATAAGACCTGCAGCAATTCCTTTTTTAACACCATCGCCCATAAAGTCAGGAGTCTTCTTAGACGCTTGGCTAAAACTCTTAACCTCTTTCATCACTTCCTTCTTAGTGCCTTGCTCATACTGACCTATAGCTTCCATCTGAGAAATAAAATCAGCTGTCATCTTCTCGTCAGAAGCTAAAAGACCTTTAGCAAATGACTTAGCACTTTTTGATATTGTACCAGGAGCACGAGTAATCATCTTAATAGCCAAGTCCATGGCAACCATATGACCACCACCTTCTATAGCTCTCTCTTCTTTTCCTTCTATATGTATACCCTCTTGCTCTGATGCGTTATCCACAACAGCTTGACCAAAACCTACAATTGCACCTATCCCAAGTGCATGCCTCATGTTCTCTCCAAATCCTCTAGCAAAAGTCTTTAATGCTTCCTTACTTGGTTCTTTCATTGTACCCTTTACAGCTGGAGCTACTACTCCACCCATCAACCCTTTTGATGCTTGTCCAAGTCCACCCATTCCTGCAAATGCTACCTGAACAAGACCCTCTACGCCTGCTGCTTTTGCTGCTACAGTCTTTGCTTTTTCATACGCCTCTTCTTTCCCAATTCCCTGCTCCCTTGCTAAGAAATAGTTTTCTTCAAGGGATGATCCGTACTTAGACATAGCCATGTCAAATCCAACAGTACCTGCTGTTAACGCTGCACCAGCCTGTGCAGCTCCCGGTACACCGAAAATTGTTGCCGCAGCTGTTGGTAAGCCAATCACTACGCTTTCAACAATAGGATCAAATAACCCTCCTGCAGTAGCTCCTGCTACATTCTCAAACTGTGGTATCCCAGGTCTTCTTGTAGTTGCATATCTTTTGTTCTCTAAATATCTTCTATTTGTTTCATCATCGGAATCCTTGTATGTTTTACCAGATGCCACGCTTTCCCTAAATGCCGATATAGCTGTTGACGCTGACTCCCAAAAGTCCTTTTGCCTACCATACATAGGATTGCCCTCTTCGTCTTTCTGTATAGAAAGCTTCTCCCCTGTTGAGTTTACAAAGTCAATCTGTTGTTTGTAGTTATTGTATAAACTTGTACCCTTCTGTGGTGGAGCATATCCATCAACTTCAGCCATAGCCTTTACGGTATTATCCATAGCTAATGACCTTGTTCTATCTACCTGCTCGTATTCAGCAGGCTTTACAGACTTAATTACTTGTGTGCTTGATTTTCTTGCGATAGGTATATCCTTTGGAGCTTCTACCCTCTTTCCTGTTACGCTAATATTCTGTAGTGTAGGAGTCTTTGCTTCTATAGAAGGTTTCTTACCCGGAGTGAGCAACCCAACAAGCTTTGAGCTTGAAATGGGCTTTTTATCATCTGTTGGTTTCTTGCTTAATGACATGCCCCAAAGTTAAGATATATAGCCGTATTTATTATCTCTGATTAGCAGGCTTTGGTACTCCAGGGAACAGCAGATTGATTAATTGTTGCTTCTGCTGGAATGTCCCTTCGCCTGCTTTTAAAATGGTCTCTTTAGTCATAGGGTAGCCTTGCTGCTTGAATAGGGTTTCAAATTGAGTCGCCCACTCGTCAACATTTGTTAACCCCGTTGCTGCAGCCTTTGTGAAAATAGTTAAAAGCTGGTTAAGCGTTTTCATTCCATCGCCAGATTTTACCTCATTTATTTCCTTTTTCAACTTCAAGAGCTGTGCATCCTTTAGCTTTATTCCATTTGCTTTTTGGAACATTCCTGCAATGTCTCCTAATTTATTCCAATCCTCAATCTCTACATCACCCATCCTAGCTTGGTCAACATAATTTGATGCAAATAGATGATATGGAGTGACATTAGCCTTATCTGTTATACCGTATATCTCCATAGTCCTTTTAATCGCATCTTGAGCTTCTTTTTGAACCTGTGGATTTGATGGGTCTTCCGCGCTTTTATAAAGGTCTCTTTTTAAGACCTTCATATAGTCATCATTCTTTTGAATTTTGGAAGATGTTATAACAGCATTTAGTGTTGTAATTGGGTCTGCGCCAGCTTTTATTAAGTTTATGGGGACATCTACAGTCATACTTTTCCCCATTAAAGTAATACTTTTCTTGGATAGCTTTTGCTGACCTGTATTTGGGTCAATTACAGGTATAGGTCTGCTGAGACTACTTTGAGCGCTTACTGGATTAATTGATTTGATTACACCTGACAAATCCTTTAAGTCATCATTACTAAAGTCTTCCTTTTCATACTCAAAGTTTGTAGGTATCTTACTAAGGTCCCCATATTTTTGCTTAAGCTCGCCTACACTCATTCCAAAGTCAGTATATACCTCTGTATATTTGCTTGTATTAAGAACCTTTGTCGGGTCTTTAAACATTTTTCCAATAGCTATTTGCGTCTGTCCAAGGCTAGTAGATTCTCCTATATAAGACATCATATCTGCCCTTGCTTCATCAGATAAAACCTTTGCAACTGTTAAGTCACTCCCTCTTCCACCCCTTCTATTTAATGATTGATATCTCTTTTGAGCTTCAGCATATGCAGCAAACTTACCATCAAACTCAGCAACATCCTGTTTTCTTACTTTGCCGCTATAAAGCTTCTGCTGGTCATCTATGGCTTTATTCATTGATTCCTCATACTTCAACCTAAGCTGTTCTTGCCTAAATGCATTATCTTGAACAGCTTTAATTGCTCCAGTTATGTCGATTGGCGATAATTTATATTCGTATGCCATAATTTATATTATGATTATATATTAACTTTTTATAATATTAAATTGCTTTAAGAAGCACCACTAGTAGCTATTGTTTTAGCGGCTTGCTTACTAGCACCAATTGCTGCTGACCCAAGCATTACGCCTGCATTAAGTAAGCTATTCCATTGAGCTTGTCTAGCTTGTTTCTTTCCCATATAATAGTTAAACAAACCCTCTTGCTTATACTTTTGAAGTGCCATTTTCTGCTGTCCGAGATTAGCGGCAGAAGACCTAGCAGTCATCATATTTTGTTGTCTTGCCTCATCTTCAATATTAGCTAGTTTCAGTCCAGCATCTTGACCTCCCTGTACTATAGCTCCAATACCAGCTAGGCCAGACCTTCTCCCGCCAAGTTGAGACATTGCAGAAGCTTGTGCCCTATCCGACTGCTGCTTAAATAATCCAAGAGCAGAGGATGACATCCCCCTATTCTTCATCATTTGAGCCTCTTGATTTGCCTGAGTAATCTCAGGTGCTATCTCTTGCCTCTCCAAGCCTCTAATTTGCTGCCTAAGTCCTTGATTTATTGTTGGTCCTCTTTTGTCTACATTTCTTTTAAACATTGCCATAATTATCTATTATAAAAGGGTTCTAAAATTCCTAGTTCTATATAAAACAAATTTACGAATTCATTTCCATTAACAGGCTTTAGGTTTATCTGTGTCCAGTTACCCTTCAGCACATTACCATTATACAGCCCACCTGTACTACTTGCATCCCTTTTGAAGGCTGCATGAAGCTTGTCGTCTTTATACAAGAAGTCAGCATCCTGCAAACTAGAGCTTTGACCAAGGTTAGTAGTTATATCCCCGTTTGTATCCGGTATCCACTTCTTGTTACAAAGCATGCTAATGGTGTTGTATCGCTTCTTTATATTTTGCATCTCATTGAAAACCAGTTTAATAGATGGTTTGTACTGAGTCCCGTAGAAGTTGCAATATGTTGTACTATCGTGCACATACAGCTGTCCGTTCTTAAATGACACAAGAGAACCTTCTGTAGAAGTTATCCACTCTGGTGCGTAGTCATAGAATGAAGTATAGCTGTTTCTGAGTTCATTAAACCCAAGAGTAGTATTAGCCTGTCCTGAAAACCCTTGGAATACCGTGATACATTCCTCTTCGTAGTAATCATATACACTAAGTACTTTAGCATATCCACCAAGCGTACCTGCAATATTATTTATATACTTATTAGCAAGATCTGTTATATAAAACTGTGCTTTATAAATACTAGATATTGGGGTTAATCCGTCCTCGCTTAACCTTAGTTGATACCCTCTTATTGGGTCTACGAAATAGTCTGCACGAGCAGATGATGTTAAACTTGTGGATAGATTACCAATACCATATTCACCTTGGTAGTAGTTGATTTGGTTCAACAGTTTGCTTGTTTGGATCAAGTTACTACTTCCGTCAGCATTAAACATCATGTTCTCAAGAACTCCAACTACACCACAGGCTCTCTTTTGGAATACCTTCATCTTACTTCCCCTAACCTTAAATCTCATAATATCTCCCTTGCTCCTGTCATACTCATCCATGTTTGTTGAGCTAAACCTGTTTGAGTTATTTACATCTGTTCCTGCTTCTTTCTGTAGCCCAAACCTGACCAATGTAGGATAATAAGATTGTTTAGCATTTTCATCAAACACAAGAGGTCTTGACTTTGCATTTATTTCAATCTTATTTATATCACTAAAACTTTTCTCTATTATTGCTATTTGTGTATTATTTACCACATCAAGCTGTAATTCAAAAGCGCCAACATTAATCTTAAATCCAGTATCATCATGCGTCTCTGTCATTAAAAATAATTTGGCAGCAGCAGCAACAGGTATTTTAGCATCAAATTCAAATTCATACTGCCTATTAGATTCTGTTACAGGAACTCTTTTTAGAACAGGATATATTGCTGCAGTAGTTCCATTTAAAACAACCTTTGCGTGTATGGCGACGTAATTCGCATTTGATGTTATAGAAGAAATAGGAATAGTTCCCTTAACTCTTACAGTTTGATTTACTCCGCTTTTATTTCTGTATAGACAGTCTGGAGTTGTATAATTAGGATATTCAATAGCAAGCAAACTTGTTGTACTACCTCCAAGTACTTGAGACTTTATTTCATATATAGAGTTAGATATCGTCTTAGTAGTATTGTCCGTAGCAAATATATTTACATTTATGTTTCTATATCTTCCAGCAAACGCCCCAAAGCTATCACCTTGACCATACTGCCCAGCGGTAAAGGTATAATTTGCTCCAACAGGAATATTCCTATACCTAAAGAACTCGTCTCCGCTTGTAAGATATACTAACGCTGGAACAGACGCTGTCTGTGACTGGCTTTGCCCTACATGATACCTGTTTACTGTCCCCGGCTGAGATACCGCATACTGCTGTCCTATCTCATAGTAAACATCAATACTGGATGATGGCTTCTTGTAGCTATAAATCTGTATCTTATAGTTCTGGAAATCCTCAACAAGTGTAGCAGTGCCTGCGTATACAACAGGATCCGGTTCTAACAGTTGAAAGCTTGCATATAAGGATGTAGCTGGATATTTTATCTTTATATAAGTTCCTTTAGCAACATATCCATTCACGTTTGGATTTGACTCAACTCCTATTATTTCAAAGTCTAAGTTGTCGTTTAGTCCAATAGTAGAACCATTTGCATTAACTCTTTCCGTAAACCTTATCCTATCCCCTGGAGCAAAGTCGTATCCAATATACCCTGAAGTAGACTGAATGTCTTCGTTGTATTGTATCATGTTATCTATACCTATATAAGATATAGAGAAATCGGTTGATGATGTTGCCCTTGTTGTTAGCTTAGTGAATGCACGGTTTGATACCCAAAATATATTTTTATCATACGTAAGGTTATCAGTCCTTACAATATTATAGTATGTTGACCAAATTGGAGGCTGATGTGATATAGATATTTGAACGAATGGGTATAGTGTACTTCCTGTCCATTTTGGGGTAGTTATCTTCAATCCTTCTGAAGTTACAACACCATTTGTTCTTCCCTTCTCATCATAATATGCAATACCATACCTATAATTTGAGTTTCCTTGATGCACATACAAAGCATTGTCTTGCCTATTTGTTGCAAAAGGTGCAGCAGACAAACTATTTATCATATATGCCGATTCTAAATTCAGCGCAGTTGCATCAAAAATATTAAGCTTATTGCCTGTAATTAATGCAGAAAAACCTTGCGACGTAGCACTTGCCTCTAGGCCAATAAGTATTTGATTAATACTGTCTGATGTTGTCGAATCGTAAAATATTGTAAATAAAGTTCCTGCTGAATTTCTAAGTTTTACATAATAATCTCCATACCCTGCTGCTGGAATAGAAACAGGAACATTTGTTCCTGCATCGTTTGCCCCCATGCCCGTAAGGAATACGTCAATTGAGTTTGTCCCTCCATAGCTACTTACTCCATTCTGTTGCGCAAAGAATAAAACTCCAGGAACTTCAATAGAATCTGGAGTAGTATATGGAGATGAAATGGTAGCATTTACATTACTGACATTATCGTACCCCTCTGTTATGCCACCATAAATAATAGTGCTACCATTTAACAATTCTTGCGCATTTGCTTTCTGTGGCACATAGTCAAATAGTGATATTTGCTCTGCCTTGTCTATTGGTATTAAAGATGAATTATTGTAAAACAAATAACTATACACGTTATTGTTAGATATTGATAAACTAGTATCCTTCTTATTTAAAGATGTAATTAATTCATAATCAGATGTCACTCCATCTGCACACTTCCTAACTGCTAGTTCTATCTTTTTTACTGTTTCATCTCCAGTAGACATGAAAATGTTGATTCTAGAGTTACTGTTAGGAAACCTAGATAGTGCTTCATTGAATGGAAGCCAAGGTAAAGGAACCATGCTACCAGTACTCCACACAGACTTTTCTCCATCGTCGTAAACCCACCTATATATAAACTGAAATAGTGAGTTTCTAAGGTTGTTGTTGGTTACGTTGTTGTCGTACTCATAAGCTGACTTTACTGGCATTGATGGAGGAGCCTTAGCTACATCTAAATAAGATCTTTTGTATGAGGCATACACTCCAGCTAGCTTCCTATCTATGTTTATTTTTGATGGTCGCCCAAGTGAATCAATCCAATAAAGAACATCTCCATCAAGGTCCAATGAAGGCTTATATGCATCATTGTACATGATGTTTATAGATGTAATTGGATTGTTTCTATTGAATTCTAAAACATCTGTAGTGCTATGGGTATTGTTTATAAATAAAGCCTGTATAGTCTTTGGTATAGTATTATATATGTATATACCATGGTTACCATTTGAGTTAAAGTTAAAGTAAAACAGTCTCTGTTTCTGTGAGTCATAATGCGACCCTATACAGCTATTTGTTCCGGCAGGTAGAGATGTTGCGATATTCCTATTACCCAAGATATTTTGAGCAGAAAGACTACCTTGACTTCCTCTAAATACTATGTTCTTAGCCTCCTTATGATGACCGCTTGGCAAAACATCATTAGAGTCATCAAGATTCATCACCCCTGCTATCTGTTTTCTTTCTGTCTTCATATTATGATTTTGCTACAAGTTTTTGACTCAACCTTATCTGCTCATTTGCGTCCCACGGAGTCACAGGGTTAACCCTCATCTTTGCAAGCCTTTTTTGATTATAGTACTCTTTACGCCTCATCTGCTTGTCACCCATTGTTGACCTTCTTCCAGCTGGTAAGTACTCAATATCTCTCCAAGCTATATACGATAATATAGCATCTCTAACTTGAATAGGTATCTTGAAGTTTACATCGTCTGATGGAGAAGAGAAATATTCTAAAATTACATATGTGTAATTAAAATCATTGTCGAGATATATTAATCCTTCTGTTTCAGATATATCAAATTGACCTTGACTATTAAGAGCAGCTCCTGCGCCAAATATATTAGCATATCTTGCCCCGTCAAAATAGTTTACGTAAGCAAGGTCTTGAAGCCTATATGTATTACCTACGCTATTGTCTGTATTGTTTGACAGCCTATCTGTTTGGTCAATCTTATACTCGGTAAGGTTGCTATTTCTTCTAAGAGTAGCTACTTCACCTTTTGCGTTCAATACCCCTACCTTAGAGAATCCTATATAGTTAGTAGGAAGAGTAACAGTCTTATTAGCATTAACTATAAGCTTCTCTGTTTTTGGCTCCATATGGACATCGTATCCCACCTCTTCTACTCCTCTTACACCAATAGGCCATAGCCTTCTATACTCTGCGCTAGTAAGTTTAGCTTGGTCAATATACTGGTATATTACCTCTGCTAATTCAATCCATTGAGCTGTATCTTTTGCCATAATTATGCTTTATCTAATCCGTCATTTGTAGTATCCTCTGGCATCCCCTTTCTCACTTTCAGTTGGTTTAGTATCCAGTTAATCATTTCTGATATATGCTCTCCTGGAACATTAACCTCAGCTGTAAGATCTGTACTTTCTGCACTAACCATTCTTACGATTGGTGTCTTCCCATTAAGATTATAGTAAGGGCTCTTAAAATATAGCTTTCCACCTTCTGCCCAAAAAAATATTTTACTTGGAGGCTTCTTCAAGTTGTCTATAAGGTCTATCTCTCTTGGAGAAATAGCAACTGGAGCTTTGGCTAATCCTGTGCTTACAGGAAACGTAACAGTAGATATTCCATAACCCCTAGATAATCCAAGCGGAGGATGGGGCAGGGTAGCATACCAATATCCTGTATCTGAATCTAACGTAAGTGCAAGATTCTTAAATGTGGCATAGAATGCATCACTAACTGTTTCAACCCCATCTAGCTTTATAGCATCTGTGTAGTTTACTTTAGCAACATATGCTATAGCTTGATTTATGTATAAATTTGCCTCATTCTCTGTAAAGTTAGCGTCATCTCCGGGGATTCCTCCATAATACAGCCTTCTGATTTGCTCTATTAGTACCTTTCTTGTCATAGCCCGTCGTTTTTAATAGTTTGAGAAGCCCTCATTAGTTCACCATCCTTCAGGTTTATTCCTATAATTCCAATACCCCTGTATACAATCTCATAAATGTCACCATCTCCCCACTCAAGGTTTGCATTAGATGCAGGTATACTTGTAGCCGGATCATAAACCAATGCGCCAGTATACGCCCACTTTAATACCTGTGGAGTTTTTATGTATGTTATTTTAGCCGTTGTTAATGCAGACGGGTAGAATTTATAAGTGGAACCGAGTTCATAATATATTGGCTCTGTAACAGTTGGTGCATCTATCGCATTTCCTATATATGATGCTATCCTATCCTCTGCCACGAATCTAGCGGCATAGTTGTCGTCTGTTGTTCTAATAGCTACTGTCTTATACAAATCTGCAGGCTTTGTTGCTAGTTGCGATGTTATCGTTAGTGTTGATTCAGTAAGAAATGTAGACAGAGTATCTGCGATAATAGCAGATGTTGACATACCTACCGGGTTCTTTGGATTGTTATTTTGACTACCAGTATCATCTGTTATAAATGACATGTATTGGTTTTGAGCCATATTAATAACCATGTTAAAATCCTCTGGAGACAAGTATGTCCCCTGATACTTATCTACCAAGTAGGATACTAGTTTGTATACCTCGTTAATGTTCATAATGCAAATATAAAACAAAATCTCCCAGTAGAGACCTACCGGGAGAACCAATCAAACCATAATTAACACGAAGCTATGTTACTCACCCAATGTCTTTAGTTGGGCGTAGAAATCCTTTCCTTTTTCAGTCAAACTATACTCAGACAGGAAGGTTAAAGCATCCTTGCTATCAGGGATTTGCGCAATAAACTTCTTTGTATCTCCCCAAGATGCTTGACCCCTCATTGAGCTAATGTCAATAATATTAGTCTGAATCGCCTTGGAAACCAAGTATTGTACCTTTACCAAAGGGTTGTTATATGTCTTAATGAAAGTCTCTGGATTCTTATCAGCTACTCCAATATAGTCCATTTTAATAGCCCTAGTTGATCTTTCTACTCCGTAAGAGTTTACAAACTTAACTCCAAGGTATTTAGCATGAGGAATCATAATCTCGTCAGGAGAGTCCATAGCAATCTTCATTGCCTCCATTCTCCTTTCTGTTTTTACAATCTCCTTCTCTTCTTGAGCTTCAAAGTCCAACATTGTATAGATTGACCTAGACCCAGCCATTCTGTTTGTTTTTTTGTCAAACATATTGCTTTTAGTAAGAAACTGAATCAATGAAGGCTTATTTGACGGAACCCTAAGAAATCCCTTTACGAATCTAATATCTGGTCTTTGATTCTTTTTCCCTTCAGAAAGGTGGTTTTGCTCCTCCTCCCATATAGTACTAACGCCCTCAAGATATCGGATATTCCTTTCTGTACCCGTGTTCTCATCGTATATAATGTCTGTATTCTTGAGAAGGTAATTCTCTGGGTACTGACTGTATACACTATTTGAGTAAAACTTAGCTGTAAGTTGGAATACGTATTCTTTAGGCTCTTTCTTTTTCTTTGGTAATTCTATTACGATGTCTGATACAAGTTCATTCTCTTCTTGTTGCGACACTACGTCTACGAGATTGCCATTTTCGTCAATTGTTTTTTTCGTGCTTTTAGCCATGGTTTAAGATTTTGATTAAGACAAATATACATAAAAAAAGAAACCCCTCACTAGGAGGGGTCTCAATTTCGCTATATCTAAATTAGGATTTAACAGAGATATATTGGTTAGCGGCAAATACTTGGATACCGCAGTACGCCATGTGGTGTACGTTAAGTTCCATTTTGTCGTTAGTTGGAGTCTTAGCCAAAGCACCAGTCTCCCAAACTTTGATTTCTTTTCCTGGCTCAACCTCATTGTAAACAATGCGGAGAGAAGGAACTTTGTCACCAGTTTGTGCATCACGACCATCCTTCATTGGGATGAGGATACCGCTGTTCTTGTAGTACTCTGTAGAAGGAGCAACACCGTAAACAGCTTCAGCATTGAAAGGAAGGTACTTCTTCAAGTGGAAGGTGATACCATCAATCTTCAATGAATCAAAGCCGTACTTAACTGCAACTTCAGATGCACCACCAACAGAACCCCAAAGGATTGCTCCATTGTTATAGTTGGTAAACAAGGCATCGTCAACAACGCTACGGAGGTAGCTGTCCATCAAGAAATGATACTCTTGAGCACCACCATTGAAGTCAGCAAGACGGGCAATAGAATGGAAGTCAGCGATAGTAAATCCACTAGCACTAGCATTCCAGCTATATGTTTGACCACCTGCTTCAATTTGAGGAACCAAACCGGTAGTACCAGTACTTCCAATTTGAGCATCAGTTGAAGGCTTACCAAACATAAGCTTGAACTCCTTATTGTTCATGAACCTGCGTACAGCTTCATCAAGTCCTTTGTAGGTGTAATAAGACTGTCCATTAACTTCAAAGTAAAGTTCTTCAATCTTAGCACGATCGCTAATGGTAAAGTCTTCACGGATTTCAGTTGTGAAGAAAGTCTTCTTCTCAGTCAAACCGCTGAGGGTGTTGAACTTAGTAGAAGCTTCACCAGCTTCAGTTACACCACGGAACAACAGGTGTGCGGTAGATGTAGCACCAAGATCAGTGTTTGCATCAATAGTTGCATCCAAAGGCTTCATCTTAAATGCAGTAGCAGAAGTCACAACAGTGATTTTGTACTGAACTCCAGTTGCAGCGTTTTCAACTACTTCACCTACACGGAGAGGGCTTCTGCCACCTGTAACAAATGCACTAGAGATAGCAAGAGTAACCTCTGCACCTGCAGCAACATCTGCGATAGCACCACCATCAAGCTGTACAGCTGAATGAAGTTTACCACGAGATTCAAAGTGAAAAAATTCCCTAGAAGGAACGGTAGCTTTCATTCCGAGAGCTTCCAAAAGTTGAGCATAGTTCTGGGAACCATACTTGTCAATAAATTGTGGGTAATACTGTGGCTTCAGGATAGAAAGGTCAGACATAAATGACCTTGTAACACCTGTTTGCATCACATTACCGGGTTGTAATACTGGCATTTTTATTTATTTTAATTTGTTATTATAAACTATACAATTTCGATACCATAGAACTATAGTCGTCATTCGAGTTTGAAGACGCAGCAACCCTTGGCGAATCATTGAAATCAATATTCTTCATAGATTTAAGTAGGTCAGACTTTGCTTTAGACACAGCCTGTGTCACAAGCGAGTTAACCACCTTGTCTCTGTTCTGCAAGAAATAAACATCTTCTGCGAGTTGTTTTGAATCGTATCTTCCTTCCTTGAAATAACGATTACCATAAAACTCTTCTAAATCAAATTCTTTAAGGGTGCTTGAAAGATTAACCTTTTCTTCCGGAGTTAGGTTATACTTCCCGTCAAACTGGACATCCTCGTCCTTGTAATTGACACTGAACCCATCAAAGGATTTTAGACCATTATCTAAGCTACTTACATAAGCCTGTCTGGCTTCTGCATAAACTTGATTCTGCTCTTGTTCTTGCTGTGCGAAGTAATTGTTCAATACATCGTCGGGTGATACCTGTGACTGTGTACTCTGAACTTGACTTAATATATCTGGAAAAGAAATATCCTGCTTTAATCCTTCAAGGTATCCTCTAGCCTCTCTAACCTCTTTCTTCATCTCCCTTGACATAGACTTCATCTGCTTATCAATTCTCTTATTGTGAGTAGCAATCTCATCATCGGTCATCATGCTAGTATCAGCATCATCATCAATACCAAACCTGCTACTAAACTCTTCCTCTATTTCTTGAGGTGTTAAGTCTGGATATTCATAAGCCATTTTAAGCTTTAGAACATCCGATTCGCTCATTGTATCCAAACTTGAAAGAACTTTTTGCTCGTAAATCATATCAGCTAATTCTGATATGTTACCATTTACAAGCTTTTCATAAATGTCTTTTGATACCTCATTTGGCCACTCAAACTGTACAGGCTCGCTTTGAGATTGTTCATTTGTTTGGCTCTCTTGAGGAAGCTCTACTGCAGTATCTGAACTAACTGTAGACTGTACCTCTTGGCTTTCTTGTGCTTCTAGTTGTACATCTTCTACTACAACCTCCTGTGGGACTTCCACAGCAGTATTTGAGTATGACGATGTGTCAAATGGATTGAATTGTGCTTCTGACATGGTTGGTTTATTTTATACAAATATATGCATTATTGCATTTGCTGACCTTCTGCTCCTTCTTGAGCTTCCTGTTGCTGCATTTGCTGCATCATCTGCTCTTGTTGTTGCTGCATAGCCATTTGCTTTTGTTCTTCCTTTTCTTGGAAGTATTGGTCTACTATGCTTTGAATCTCATCTGGCAATTCCCTATCTAATTCAAATGACTTCATAAGTGCCAACTGAATAAAATCCTGCCTAGACAGGTCGCTCTTCATTTTAGATTCAGCATCTGTAATAGCTATCTTGGATTGAGCTTCAACCTGCTGAGTCTGTGCGTCAGCTTGTGCCTTAGCCATAATTGACTGCTGTTGAGACTGAGCATTCATTTCAGAGTTCTGTTGTGCCTTCTGCATATCATCCCTCATCTTCTTCCTCTTAGCCTTAGACAGATACATCTCTGCAAGCTTATAATTCTTGATGTTCTTTACCTTAAATGCATCTTCAAAATCAATAGCATTTGCAGATATTGCTGTCTGAATCATGCTATTCAAGAACTGTTTTTCTGCCTCATCTGGCATAACCTCAACGATTACATCAAATTGCTTATCCTTAACTTCTTTATCAGATATGTAATCCCTGTATTGCCTACCTCCATAAAGTACAGAATCGTATAGTAACAAAGCTGACTTAAATGATGTCTGCTTATATAGATTAAGATACCCATCATATATAAAGTCGGTTGCGTTATTAGATGCTTCTACCTGTGAACGCTGAACTCCAAGTCCCAACTTAGGATTTACTGAAGCTCCTTCACGATATTCATTTACACCAATCTCATCCCTAAGTCTAGTAAGGTAGTGGTTGTATACAGTAATTAATTCCTGTATCTGTCCAATGCTTCCGCTATTTGGTGCTTCTGAAATAGGGACTCCATTTACATTATCACCATCCTCAGTCTTTCTTCTATAATATATATTACCAGTTTGGTCGTATATCTGCTGTATCTCCATAGGAGTAACATTCTTACCTTGGCCAAGACTAATATCAGAAAGGGCATCAATATCTATAATCAAACCAGAAGGCCTCAACTTGGCTACAAGCTGTTGAATCTTTAGGTGAGCAAGAGTCATCTGCCTAATAGATGTTTCCATCCTTTCGGGGATAGCCATGTTCTCAAGATCAAGATTCTCGTGCATGTACAGGCTGTAGCTGAAGAATACGTCAGATAGCTCTTTTGCTATAGACGGCTTAATCATGTTCTTAGCAACTCCCCACTCCAACATAATATCAGAATTCATCACATATACACCACGATAATTTACCTTCATGGTCTTCCTAATAATCTCTTTATTGTCGCCTACCTTCTGAGGTTCTTTATCTTTCTTCTCTACAATAAGATTACCAAACTTATTAATCCTGGCTTGGTATATCATAGAATCAACAGTCCTAATCTCAAAGTCTAAAACGTCAACAGTAAAATCATCGTAAGGTCTATCGACATTGTATCTAAACTTCTCTTCCCACTTTACAGATGAAGTATAGTTCTTTGACTTCTGTGAAATCTTAAAGAACTTCTCTTCCTCAATATTAGGATACATCTCCCTAAGATCAGATATCTTCATTGAGATAACTTCACCAATAAAAGACATATCTCTGAAATCATCGTAATCGGAATATGAATAGATTAGGTTTTCGGGGATTACTCTTCTTACTGTAATCTTGCCGTCTCTAGATGAAGTCACTTTTGTACAAGCTAAACCCACTTCAATCATATCCTCTAACAGCTTCCTCTTTACAACATCCCATCCACTTGTATCCAATACAGCAGTTATGCCCTTTTCAAACATAATCTCTTCCGGAAGCTGATACTGTCCGCCAAAGAACAAATCCAATTCTTCATAGTCTTCTGGAGTATAGGCATTATCTGGAATTAGTTTTAATCCAGCCTGCTCTTCAATACCCTTTATCTCGTCCCCAAAGTTCATCCTAAACTCAGCCTCCTCCCTCTCATACTTCTTCTTATCTGTTGAGATTGGATCTATGGCAGAAACCCTAACCTTCTCCTCCCTCTTCATAAATCCGCCAATCATTACCTGTATAAACTTTGGTGCAATGGCAGGAGCCTTCATATCAAGGTTTACAAAAGCCTCTTTACCATCTACGTTAAGCAGATCTAGAAACTCAGCCATAGGCTGTCTGCCTCTAGCAAACTTCCTATTCTTGTCGAATTTCTTGTTTCGCTTGCTAAAATATCCGCTATTAAAAGCCCTTTCAAGGTACTTGGATACTTTCAATCCTTCCTTCTCATCCCTTTTGGACTTAATTGTTCCGAGGTGGAAATTTAATATTTCCTTGTTAGTATTTGCCATAATCTAAAGCAAAAGTACAAATTATGTTGTTAGTTTAAACGTCCTGATAGGAATGGAGGCTGAAGCCTTCTCTATCCTCTTGCTTTCTAAAGATACGCCAGAAAGCAAACTTATCATAAATGCCACACTTCTATCGTAAATAGTCCTATGCTCATGGTCATACTGAAGAAGTTCCTCCAACAGTTCGCTAAAGACTATCTTCTCACAATGGTTCTCTATGTAGGTTATGCAGGTGTCCAACTGCCTAGCCAATGCAAATGCATCACCGGAAGTAACCCCAAACTTCGATACATTCCTTTTCCGGTTCTTGTCTATAGCGGACTCGGGAGTCTTCATCAGATACCCCTTGAACCCCTTATTACTGAAGTAGTCAACAAAGTCATCTCCTACGTCATTCTCGTAACAGGCTTTGTATCCCCAATATATTGAAGCTTTCAGCATCTCATCGTGGAACATAGACTTTAGCCTTGGTCTGTCAATATATTCCGCTATTGGCATACAGGTGTTACTTGGGTCACCAATATCCAATCTCTCAAATACAAGGCAAGCCCCCATTGATCCCTTACCAGAAATGACGGATGATTTGAATGGGTCAATACCGGATACGTATTTATGCGTATTTGCGGGTATTTTTATCCCATCCGATTCTAGCACTTTATTAGACTCCCCGTTTGGAGGGAACTTATAAACCTTCCAAGGACCATCCTTGTCATCAACCCAATCTACAGTTTTATCATCCTTCCATATCAAACGTACCTTCCTAATTGGTATCCTTTCTTCTTTTAAGAAGTCAATTTGGTTGTATATCTTTTCTGCGTTAAAATAACATTTCTTTTGGTCAATCATGAATGCCTCATTCTCATCAAATGGGTTCATCCTTATCTCTTCGGAAAGAGCCTTCTTATCATCAGACAGCAGTTGTCTTTGCTTTAGCAGATAGTCTTTCGCTCCGGATACAATCTTTAATCCGTATCTCTTCTTTATATAATTTGCTTGCTCTTCTGTAGGTGTATCTATTATTGACTTTCCATGCCTATCTATAAAACCCTCGTATCCGTCATACGCTGGGCAGAAATATCTGTATAGTCCTGTTGCAGTGCTATGGTCTTTAAATTGATTAGACTGCTCAAACAGCATCTTGTACGGCTCACCCCCACTCTTTGCATCATTTGCCGTTGATGGTATAAGGCAGAACCCCACCTTGATAGCACCCCTAGTAAGAGTCTTTTTAACGATAGGCCAGTACTGGTTTACGGCTACTTCTTTCGGCCACTTACCAGCCTCGTCCATAAGTAGTGCACTTACCCTTCCGGAATCATATGAGTTAAGAGCCGTATTCTTAAAGTTAATCTTAGACTCAAGACCGATATCGCTATCATAGATTTGTCCTTTGTCTCTAACCTTAGCTTTCCTCTTATCCTTTCTTTTCCTGAATACAAGCTCCGTCTTTGTATCCTCATCCTCTACTCTCGGCTTTAGGAATACAGGCAAGTTCCTATACCCATTCATCACCATGTATATGAAAGCATCGGAAGCATCCTTACCAGTCTTTGATATGATACCACAGAATGATTTCTTTTGGGTTATAGCCTTCCAAACTAAATAGCACGTAGCTTGAGATGTAGCACCTTCCCTACGTTTCTTTATTCGTATAATACCGTAGCATTGCGTATCATTTTCACAATACTCCTGGAAATAGAAATACCTTCTATCTACATCTCTATAGTCAGGCATTTCGCCATTCTCAAGAGTCCAATAGTTTAAATAGAAATAGTGAAGACCGTTTATGTACGTAGAATCACCGTCATTCATAAACCAGTATCCGTTCTTTATCTTATCAACCTCTTTGGTAATAAAGTCAATATGGTTGTCATCATACACAGCATTCCCGTCCTCGTCAAACTCCAGGTCTTCAAATGATACAGGGACTTCAGTCCTCCTAAAATACTGTTCGCAGTTCGCGAATTGAGAACCATCTATCACAGATGGAGTATCTGGACACTCGTAATCTATTCCGTATATGTTGTATGTCTGCTTCAATTTATCTTCTTTACAAACTTATCTACCTTAGAAGCATTCATCTTTCCTATTGCGTTTAAGCAAAACTTGAACCTTCCGTATTCTTTAGCCTCTTCCATTTTAACAATCATCCCCTTTTCTTTTAGTCTACTTACGCAAGAATAATATGGTATACTTGTTCCTTCCATATCTCTAGCAAAATCTGACTTTACAAAGTAGTCGTATCTATTTGCCCACATAAGGAATGCGCATTCATTAATAGTCAACCCCATTGCATCTGTTAGGATGCCAAGCATCCCTATAAATCTAGCAGGATTGTCTGTCTTGAAGTTAGGCTTATCCATCCTAGCTACAGCCTTCTTATACCCATCCCTTCTTCCTTTAGCTTGATGAACGGAGTGCCTTTTCTTTAACCTCTCTATCCTTTTATTTACACCCCAAAGGACTTGAGTCATTCGGAAGTGTTTATAAGACATAGTATTTATCTTCTTGTTCTTCTCCTCCCGTATCTCCTTCTTGTCCTCAATATGTTTTCTGCTCCTAAACTTCTCTACCCTCAAATCGGATAAAGCATCTTGGTAGGCTTTGTAAATAACCTCCTTATCATCGGAAAGCTTTATTCTTTTCCTCATTTGAACAGTTCTTCTATTATGGGTTTCCTCCTAGACTTATCCTTCTCTTCATCACCCGATAACTGATTGTCTACTCTTAGCTTCTTCAATACTTCGTTTATATCACCTACGCTATTAAACAACTTCATTACCCTTTCCCATGATCCATTATCCTTATCAGATAGGTCAAGCTTAGAAAGGTCATTGTTATTTAGCAATGATGTAATCTCGTTTAGTTTTCTATTCAGCGCGTAGTAAGCCCCAACGATTCCATCGGATTCGTATATAGCTATCTTGTCTTCTAGTTTTCCCATTTCCCTATACAGTCTGTATATTTCAGTCTAATAAGTGTAGTTCTTTGTCCGCCTATATTGTGCGTCATTTCATAGTCGGAGTACTTATAGACTATTGCAATATCTCCAACCTCAAACTCTGTTACGCTTTCAGGCTTTGCTAAAATCTTTAGCATGCATTCCTTCTTCTTCTTATCAGCAAGTATAATACTGCCAAACTTAGCTTCTTCTTCGTACATACGTTCAGCTAGCATAAATCCATCTATACAAATGACTTGGTCATCTTTTACACCAAAGTGTAACATATTTGAGTCAATGGCGTAAACTGAGGTAAGGTTATCGGGCTCGATATCCAGCTTGTACTCATCTGTGATTGAGTTGTGGTTGAACAGTACATTTGTTCCGGCTTTAAGGTTTTTGAAATCTGTTAGTAGAGTGCCCTGTGTATGGTTGGAAATCTTTCCATCCCATGAGTAGTTAGTATTTACGAATAACTCAACTTCGGTTCCGTCATCCCTTATTACTTTATGGGAATCCTTTTCCCCGGAACGAACAGCAATAACTACTCTTTTGCCAACAGGTTTGATTGTGTTGTAAAGATGCTCCATATATGGTTTGGTTTATTTGAATCGCTCACCCTTGCCAGAAGACTTTCCGCTTCTGTACACTTGTGAGCTCTTACTCCAAAGATAGTGATAAGCCCACCAACCAGCAGATAATTTTGAAGAATTTGCTTCTTTGGCGTGTCTCTTCCTATATTGTTCTCTAGCTTCAGGGGAGTAGTTAGATGAGTATCCCTTTGCTCCAAAGCGTATAAGCTTTACCTTATCACCCTCTTTGGCTAGTACCACCTTCTTATGCACACCATCAGATGCGTCTTTTGGCTTATTATACCCGCTAAACTTTTCTCCCCTATAATCTATCATAAAAAAATATTTTGCTATTTAGCAATAAGGTTATAACTTTGATTCAAAGATAACACGTATGAATGAAATATTTAACATCTGTATGAACAGCCTTGTTTGGGTGTCCAATTTAATTGGGATTACCTATGAAGAGATTAATGTAATAACCTTCTGCATAGTTTGGCCTCTTTTAACAATTTTCTTAATCTATAAAGCTTATATAAAGAAATGAAAAACTATAAATTATATATAGCTTGTGCAGCTTGGGTTGCTGCAATGATATTATTACCTTATGAGGTACAAGTATTATTTATAGTCGGTATGTTTACTGAATAGGTTTTCCTGTCTTTGGGTCAAAGTATATCCTACCGTAAACCTTGGGAGGAGTAGCTGTAGCGTTGATGGTAGATATTGCTACTTTTTTAGCGCCACTAATAATTTTATTTTTTATACTACCTAAAGTTGTTTCAGAGCCAATACTTTTCCCTTCATCAGAATTTACTCCCTCATTCGGATTCAAATCCCAAACATCTTTATAATCTAAATAAACGCCTTTTTTATCCCTCCCAACACCATATGTAGCAGATCCCAATCCTGGTACATCTGCAACAACACCAGATCTTCTAATCATCGGTTTATTTGTCTTTGGATTATTTAAGGCGATTGGAGTTATCATATCAACTACATCCTTTTGCCATTTAATATTTCTATTCTTAAGACCTAGCCTTTCTATTATTAACTTTTCTAGACCTTTTGATTTATGATACTGCACCCCTTCTTCTGCATTAGTCCTTGGCTTATATTCTGATTTTTCTATAGTATTATACTTCTGCTTTTTGTTAGTAAGCATCTGTAGTAGGTCTACTCTTTCTTTGAAGTCTGGCATAGCTACTCTACCATATCCTTTCTCTACGAATTGCTCAGTTTCAGTCCTTGCAGATTCAGGCTTGTTCATAAGAATGGCATTTGCAGCTCTTACAACAGGATTTCCCTCTTCGCTAGAATAGCTATATGGGTCTAAATTTTTAGACATACGATCTAAAGCAACCCTACTTATTTTATCCCTTCCAGCCTTGACTGCTATACCAACAGGTGTGTAGCTTCCAAGAGCCGAAACAGCCTTACCAACAATTTTCTTTATCGTTGATGATTCTGGCTTTTTCTTTCCTTCTGTTTTTTTAGGGTCTGGCATATAAAATGTTTATCTAAACTCTTTTACTTTTTCCGCTATCCTTTTTGGCTGCTTTACGAACTGTTGGCCTTTCAGGTTTCCCTGTGCCTTTGCTTGGTTTGTTGACTTTCTTTGGCTTGGGCTCAACGACTTCCACGCCTTCTCCGGCAAATACCGACGCATCCCATCCGAGGGCTTCCCAGAAGAGGTCGTCCATTTCTCTTTCGTCCACTTCGATAACGAATTTGAGCTTGACTTCTTTCCTTGATATCCACCACCAGATTTTTTGTACAAGGCTACCGCTAATTGAGCTTTCCTTGCAGACCATTCGCTTGCATCTCCACCTTTGGAGCCAGCCTTTACATTGGCAACTATTCTTTTCCATAATCCCGGATTTTTTTTTACAGCAGTACTCATCTCATCCTATATTTTCTATCTTTTCTATCATGCTTATTAAAAGACTTTTGGGCTCCACCCTTCTTCCTTTTACCAAAGCTTAACTTAACCTTATCGGATGAGCCTTTTGCCTTTACCATTGTTTATTTCTTTTTCATTGGTATTACACCTTTTGCAATCAGTATATCCATCTTCGTTATTTTACCATCTCCATTCCTGTCAGGAAATCCTTTTTTCTTTGCAGCCTTACTGACAGATTTTTTAGCTACTGGCTTTTTAGGTTGTGGCATCTTATTTCTTTTTAGCTGGTTTTTTATAGAGTCCAGTAGGTTTCATCCTAACTGTATATGCTCCTTCTTTCTCAATCTCTTTCATTACAGACCTAGGTGTAACTCCACCTTGCGCCATTACATCTGACAATGGGATACCAGACCTTTTTGAAAAAGCACTATCCTCTTTTGTAGCACCATAGCTTTGAGCTTTAGGCTTAGGTTTCGGTTGCTGCTTCGGTTGTTGTTTCATTTCTTTATTTGATTTTTTGCGATTTGACAATTTACTACCCAACCCTTTAATAATTCCTTGAGATGCAATGAACTGTCTGTTGATGGGTGATATAGATACGTTTCCTTCCAATTACTTCTTTTTCTTCTTTGCATTAATCATCTTAAGGAACTGGTCTTTAGCCGACAACTTGGTGTCTTTCTTTGCACTCTTTGGCGCTGCCTTACTTGATACCTTAGCTCCGTACCCTGTCATTGAATTTTTCATTTTTACGTTATTTATAACAAAAATAAGAAACTTATGCGTAAGTTTTTACTATTAAGTCTAACACATCTTGGGGTATCGTATTATAGTTTTTCTTAATACGTGTAGGGCACATCTTAATAAGATCCACGTTGTCGTACAGCCCCGTAGGGAACTTCTTCATTATAGGCATTGCTTTATAGCTGTACAGGTACAGGTTAGCCTTCCTGCCATACCTTGCCTTGTTTATAGGTAGCTTCCAATACCTTATATTCTCTAATGCCCTAACCTCACAGTCCCTCTCAAGCTCAATCATGCCATCAATGACCTTAGTGAGCTGTTGTGTGTTCATCACCTTATCACCGTCTAACCAAGACCATAAATCAAGGCAGCAATCAGTCCAGTGAGACCACCTTTCGTCACCGAGCCATTGCTGCATGTGCGAGTACTCGTGCACGAGTATCTCTATCCATTCTTCAAATGGTTTGCCACAGGCAACCACTAGCGTTCTATTTACATCATCAAAATACCCCGAACAGTCTGTAGAGAAGCTGTCAGTTATGACCACATTCCTTGAAGGAGATAAGACAAGCTCTATCCTGTTGGCACTGCACCTCCTCCTTACATTAGCAACAAACTGTTTGAATTCAGGGGGTATCTCATATTTCATCCCCCAAATTTAGGTTGTTTTTAGGCTTGATAATCTTACGTCTGTTACCCTTACCCTATTCCCATTAAAGAATAGATTTGGATCAAACCAGAACTCTATAGATGAGCCAAGCTTCCTTGATAGTATCCTCTTATCCAACAGTTCAATAATGTTATTATGGAACGTCTTCTCTGCAATACCGCAGACTACACATACGTCAGGTGCATGCAACATAACAGATTCGTTTAATGGTCTAACCACACTCATAGCATATAGTATAATCCTAAGAGAAGAGTGCGATAAGCCCATAAGAATAGGTACGCTATCTTGGAACAGTTTGGTGTACACAAATGAATCATGCAGTAACTTCTTGTTCTGGCTAACCTTCTTCATGGTATAGTACTGCCCAGTGTCAGGGTCTACCGTCAATGTCTCATCTGTCTTAGTAGTGTACATCCTCTCCACAATACCGTTCATCTTGTACGGACTGTTAAGGTACTCTTCGTGCTTTTTAGTCATACCCAAATGTAGTGTTTTTTTACCTATCCAAGGATTTAATCCCCCTATTAAGGAATACTACTATTGATTGTCAGTTAGTTATGAGGTTTTCTTCTTAATTATATTATACACCTCCTACAGAGTATATAATCTGTAAAGTGGGTAGGGTGTTTTTTGTAAAATAGAAGTGTAATGTCGTAAGGGACCCCTATATTTTTTTCCGCCCCGATCATCCAGGACAAACGAATCTCTCTAACCGAGTACCTTAGTCTACAAAGTTAATAGACTAATATAAGTCTACAAATTTAATAGACTATTCCCGAAAGGAAAGTTACTTTGTGTAGTTTGTACATGATAGAACGCTTCCCCTACCTACTAAACATTTTAGCATCCTTTACTAATTTCCTTAGCAGGAAAAAATACCTACTTAATGTGTATTAATTACATAATAAATTGTAACGCTATCATTACAAAATATTTGCCATATAGCAAAATAAATTTGCGAAATCGTTTTCGTAAATAGTTTGAAAATACTTTACTTTTATACATACAATATCAAATATTATGTATATCTTTGCTGTAAGCAAATTATTTGCTTAGTTCTTTAAAAGTAGGGTAAAATAAAACAAACGTGAAAACGTAATGGCATCGCTTTGCCTAAAATTTTTTACCTGTTAAACTGGTTTTTCAGTGGTTCAATAGCTGTTGACAATGTAACGCAATGTTACCCAACAGCGACAAAGCAAGTCTTTTGAATTGTGCGAAAGTTCTTTGAAATATTGGCATTCAATTTTTTACTACATTAATTGTATATTATTACATATATTTTTTTTTCATTTATTCATTAATTTTTAAAATCAAAACAATGAGCAATTTAACAGCAACAGAAAACAGCAAAGCAAAAGCAACAGCGAAAGGCAAAAGCAAAGAAACGAAAGGTAAAACAGCAACAAAGAAAACTGAAAAAGTAATCTTTTTGTCGGCTAATGTAACCGGACGTGAATTGCAAGGCTATAAAAGTCTACAAAATAGGGATGCAAAATTAAAATTACGTTCAATTTCATCCTGCATAACAGCAATTTTGAAAAGCGAAGGTAAGTTTTTAAGTTCATTTAAAAATTTTAATGCTAAGGATATTATCCCATCCAATTTAATCCCATTAAGAAACGATAAGGAAATTATCTATTCGGATGCGAAAGGCTTTTCAACTTGGTTAGTTTTGGGATTGATAAAAAGATATTATCAACAAAACACGTACAAAACAATAGTACGTACTAAAAAGTAAGTTAATATTAACACCTTGACAAGGTCGGGCGGCTTATAACCGCCCCTTTTTTCATTTGTTTTTTCAACAAAAAAAACTCTCATCATCCGCGATCCTAAGTGGGGGTGGGGTAGTATGTACATTAATGTAGCCTGGAAATTGAGTGCCAAACGTATATTAGGCGGATTACGCAATGCTTCGCCTATCAAAAGCCATGCAACAGCGCAACGCGTTGTGTGGGGTAATGTTTGTAACTATTCGGGAGCTTTTGCAGTAAATTGGGTGGCGCATCCCACAGAGGCGAGAAGTTGATTCCTAAACCAATGTGCAATTATGGCAAAAGTAGAATAGGGGCAAAAATTGATAGGTCAAAGGACGTTTAACCCAATGTTCACATACAGCGCAATGCTGTGACAAATGTGGATGGGTCTGTACTAATGTATTTCCAAGTTGGCATATAATCTACATAGTTCGGGCTGTGTGATGGTAGACGTATGCAAGGAAAATCCATGTAATTTTCACACATTTTAAGGGATTGTGGTAAATGTGTATAAGCGGGTACGACCGAAAGGTGAGGGGTAACTCCCTTGGTCCGCTGAAGCTATCAAATAGCTGTAATTGACCCCTCCTGGACGAAAGCCATTCAACACTATAAGTGGGTGTTGTCTGTTGAATAAGTAGGGAGTAAAATACTATGGGCAACGGGATGTTGCTACATACATGACTAATCACGCGTGAATAACCTTTAAAAGTGCATAGGATGGTCGCCAATAGGTTGGGTTCGAGTCCCTCCCTATGCCTATTTTTTAATCACACACATACTGGTGGACAGCAGTACATCTGAACAACAACACAATGAGAAGTAGAATCAAAAACACATCAACTCTTGTCTACAGTGGCAAGAAGGTGGCAGTCAAAAAGAGCACAACAGAAACGCTCATCAGTAAGTGGTACGAATTGTCCGAAGCAACAGATCCTAAAGAGAGGTTGGCTGAAGCATGGAAAAACTACAAGGCATTTGAACTTAAAACAGCTATACAAGCTGTAGAAAGGGGGTTGTATGTTTAGTAGTATAATGCACAAAGGATTTCAAATGACATTTGAGAATGGTTTCACTATATCCGTACAATGGGGAACGGGTAACTATTGCGAGAACAACAGACCATCTATTGACCATTCAGACCAAATTGATTGGACGAACAGGCCAATAGTGTACTCATCACTCGATGTGGAGATTGCCATATTGGATAAAGACAATGTATGGTATGATTTTGGGTATGACAGGGTAAAGGGATACTGTAAAGCCGATGAGGTAGCCGATTGGATAATCAAAGTAAAAAACTTTAAAAATAAATAAGATGGAGTACACAAGACAAGAACTAAGACAGCTTGACACAATTGAGCAAGCCTGGGATGGAGATGAGCTAAAGATAGACGATGGAGATGTTAGGGTATGGCTCACAAGTGCAGGCAATAGACAGCACAATGGCGACTATACCATTGAAAGGTTAGTCGATGGCAGATGGATTCAAGAAAACTGTTATCAATATGAGTAGACAAGATAAGTTAATCACCATTTTTATGGGGCTGTCTATAATGACGGCCCTTTTTGTGCAAATTATATACGTATTTATTACTTTTATTCATTAATAATTGCTAAATTGCAATATAAATCAACACACATATGTATATCGTAATTGAAACCTTTGACTCATATTATCCAAGCATTGTAGTTGACATGGAATCCGGAATGCCACTCTTATTTGAAACCATGGAGGAAGCAGAAGCCGAGGCTAATGAGTGCCAAATAGGGATTGTAGTTGAGATATAATCTCCCCCGAACTGATTGGATGTAGGCAGGGTTCGAGTCCCTGCCCAGTTCCTTATCAAAACCACACACACCATGAACAAACGTGACTTTCTTGACGCTATTGTCATCCTATCGGGGATGGCTTTATTTATTCTACTGATTCTATCGGCAGCCAACATCATCTACCTTGGTTGGGCAATCGTTGACCTTCTATTCTTCGCTACGATGGCGAAGGTCGCAACAAACGCTCATCTAAGATGGCATAAAAACCGCTATCCAAGGGCGGTACGTGAACGCAAGAAACTCTCTTTATAAACCATAAAATCAACAACATGAATTACAGCAGTAGTTTCCAAGCAATGCTCACTTACTTGCATGAACAGTTGGACTGTAACATTGCAAGAGCCTTAACAAAGTATGAGTCTAATTGTACTGTCCATGAGGTCAACTACCTAACCATGAGGGGAGGTATGGTATCCTTCCTTCCGGCAGGTAAGGAGCACAAGGTCAATGATGACGGCAAGTGGAGTAGGGAGGGTAGGCAAGACGGCAAGCCGGCCAGGGTAATACGCAAGGTTATACCCCAAATCTTGACAGACCACCTTGACATCAAGGATACTGACTATGAGAAGTTCAGTAACCTTGTTGCATCATATGTAGGTGTGCATGGTGATGGTGATGGCGGTAGTGATCCTGCGTACACAATGGTAGTATGCAATGGCGAACTAATACCATTGTACTATGCCAATGACCAATACAGTTGTTACGCAGGTGGTAATCTTGCGAATAGCTGTATGAGGCATTCTGACAGCGACTTCTTTGATATCTACAAGCACAATCCTGACAAGATATCCATGGCGGTATGTCTTGACAATGACCACAGGGTTGTAGGTAGGGCGTTGATATGGAACACTGATAATTCAGGGCTGTGTATGGATACTATCTATGCATCTGACAACATTCAACCCATGTTCATTGACTTTGCCATCCGCAATGGCATGAGGTACAAGTCTTCACAGTCTTGTCATCATCATGAATTTGATGTGAAGGATAGGCAGCCCGCAAGCGGTAGCATGGACGTAAGTGTTAGGATTCGTAATTGGGACTACAGCTACTACCCTTACATGGATTCTCTTTGGTATCTGTGTGAGGATACAGGTAAGCTGTGCAACTTTGAGCCCAACGGTGACTATCGTACACTGCGTGATACTGATGGCTCATGGGAAGACACATCACACAATGTTACTTGTATAGTATCCGGAGATAGGATACATGAAGATGATGCTGTACACCTTGACTACCGCAATTCCAATGGCAGGTATATCGATGGGTATGCACATACAGACCATTGCGTAGAAGCTCACGAGGGGTGGAGACTTGAGAATGACGTTGTTCATGTAAGTGGGTATGGATATTATGAAATGTGCTCTGAGCATATATCATACGTTGATCATCTTTCAGAGTGGTGTCACGTTGATGACGTAGTGTTTGACTCAAATGGTGACGCTATACTGTATGAGGATGCAGTCGAGTTGCATGATGGTGAATATGCACTGACGGATGACTGTGTTCAGTTAGAGAATGGCAAGTGGGCACTTGAGTCTGACACTATGTGTGATAAAATGACAAACAAATTCTATTTAATCAACAGCTACAGCGATGTAGAAACAAAAGAAGTATACAATGATTAATCAACAATTCCTTGAGATTCTTAACATTCAATCTGTCAGCTACCATACTGACCATATGGTTGAGTACATCCTTGACAAGTGCCTTGAACGGGGCTACGATGTAGAATTACATGAGGGCAACCTCTACGTAACTAAGGGTGTAAGTACCGATGGAAAGTATCCATGTATCGTATCACATACGGATACTGTCCACGATATAATTCCCACGCAGGACTACATGGTGGTACATGATGACAACATCGCTATGGCATATGACATCAAGAACATGTGCCCTACTGGCGTAGGTGGTGATGACAAGGTTGGTATATACATATGCCTATCAATGTTGGAGTCATTAGATTATTGCAAGGCAGCCTTCTTCAGAGATGAGGAGGTTGGCTGTGTAGGCAGTAGTGTAGCTGATCTTTCATTCTTCAATGACTGTCGGTTTATACTACAGTGTGACAGAAAGGGTAACAGTGACTTTGTCTATAACATATTTGGCACTGACCTATATGGTGAGGAGTTCTACAATGACATTGCCCCTATCCTTGAGAACTATGGGTACAATGAATCGACAGGCGGACTGACAGATGTGTATACCCTGGCACAGAGTGGTGTGGGTATATGTGTAGCTAACATGTCTTGTGGGTATTACAATCCACACATGGATGATGAGATGATTAACCTTAGTGATGTAGAGAATTGCCTCAACATGGTGTACTCTATCATGTCATCATGCACTAAGGTATATGAGTTCAAGTTTACCCCTAATACATACGCCAAGCCAACATTTGCTAAGAGTAATTGGTATGGTGGTTGGGATAGTGTAAAGAAAGAGGATACAACACACAATGATTGGGATGGTTGGTCTTATGATGGCAAGACATACAGCAAGTCATATGGTAGTGAGAAGGTAAGAGACTGTTGGCATTGTGCAATAGAGTACTATGAGCATGAGTTGAAGGATGGTATGTGTGAGTACTGTATAGCATACCACAAGGACGACAAAAGTTATATACCATTTAAATAAAACTGTCATCACATGAAAAGAAAAATGAGACAATCAGGAATAGATTACTTAAAAATGCTTCCACTCGGTATAAGAGACAGGGCAATCTACAACATATCTATAAGTTATAAAGAACGCACTTGGGAGATTTTGGCAGGTAGGTATGAAAATATGCGCTGTTTTATCAATAATTCAATGATATGGAATGATACAAAAGAGGGACAAAAGTTTTGGTCATGCTTGCATGATACTGATGTCAAAAATGCAGTCACAAAATTCAAGGAGCACCTCAAGACTGTGCCAATAACAAAGCCTTAATATTCACTAACAATAAAAACAACAATTATGGGACGTTATTACCAAGGAGACATTGAAGGTAAATTTTGGTTCGCTGTACAATCAAGTGATGCGCCATCAAGATTCAGTAAGTCAGCAGAATGTGAGAGAAGCTACATTGAGTATTGTTTTGATGATGAGCATTTGCAGGATGTACAAAAAGAACTTCGCAAAATAAAGAAGAAGATAGGTGACAGGATGGAGAAGTTTGATGAGTTCTTTTCAAGAGAGGTTGGATACAATGATGAAATGCTTAAAGCAGCAGGACTACCCATTCATATGGTTAGTGTCTATGCTGACTATAAGTTAGGCAAACAGATAGAGGAGTGCATTATCAATACAGGACAATGTTCATTTAACGCAGAAATATAAAAACTATGAATGAAGCAAAAGTTAGAAACGACAAAGAACTACACGCACATTGGAATGGCGTGGCAAAGAAAGTATTGTTAGGTAAGACAATCGTTGATGTTAGATACCTCAATGATAAAGAGATGGAAATGATGGGATGGCACAGCAGGCCGGTGTCCTTCTTTCTAAATGACGGAACATCGTGTATCCTATCATGTGATGACGAAGGTAATGATGGAGGTGTATTATTCTATGGAGCAAATGGCGTATTGCCAGTATTATAAACCAATAAAACCAATAGTTATGTTTACAAAAAACGGAAAGCAAGTTAGGAATTTAGTGTTTGTTAAAGAGTTAGGTCTTCGGGTAGGTAATGTGGATGGTAAAGTATTCACATGGGACAAGGACGGTAGAAGGAACAAGGTGTACAAGTCGGGGTTAGATCTTAATCTTATCAAGGTAATGTACGCCAATGCCTACACCTTTGGAGGTAAGCTAAAGATGGATAGCACCCTGTATACGACACAGCAGGATGCTGCAGAAAACGCAATGAGAGGGTATATTAAAACTGTAAAAGTAGAACTATGAAGGTAACAATCTATCGCAAAGTAATCGCATGGGAGAAAGAAGTACATGACATCCCATCCGAAAGTAAAGAGTCAGCACTTGAAACTGCAAAGGAGCTGATATCCATTAGGGATAGCTCTGAGATGGAGTCTTTTGTTTGGAGCGAAGTCATTGACGAGACAAAGCGATACCACCTAGACGCATCGGATTGGGAGGACATCTCACACGAGATATCTATCGACAATGAGATGGTTCATGGCGGTGGTAGGTTTGGAGGTACTGACTTTGACAATAGGAAGAATAGACCATCACTTTAACCGTAATATAGGCAAGGTTGTGGATAAATATACTTTATTTGTCCACACCTTGTCTTTAATTTGCACACTTTAAATCAACAGCATGAATAATCCAGACATGTCAGCAAGCATGGAAAACTCGTACCTAAAGTTCAAAGAATCTTTTGAACTGACATATAACCTACCGGACATACACCCTAGCCTTATAAAGCTGTGCTTTTGTAAAGGATATGAGAGGGGATTAAAGGACATGTATAATACTATGGCTGATGAACTACTCCCTAGTTACAATACGGAACGCCTGTGAGGCCCTAATGAGGCATGAGGAATACTCTAATGTTACATGCATAGCTGTACTTAAGTGGTCGGATATGCCGGAGGTAAGTAAGGAGATTAGGTCATTCATACTTGGAGACACAAGGATAACCGAATACTTAGTAGGTACTACAAGGGTTGTCGATGTGTATCCGTATGGTAAATTTCAAATACTATGAATGAGTGTGAAGATAAGTTAGAAAAAGTCATGGAGTCCTTTAGGAAAGTTAACGCATCAAGAAATGCTAATCTAAGGATGAATAAGATTATGAGCGACATGATTATTAAGATGCTCATAGATAGCAAAGGATGGCTTAATGAAGACCTGGATATAGATGCCTTAAACATATTAAACAATTATCAAAAAATAAAAGATGGCGTTCAGTAATGATGTGTTAGATTTCAAGAAGTATATATATGATAAGTATGGTAAAGAGCTTAGTATACAAGAGAAAAGAAATGCAAGCGGAGAGGTAACAGACGATGATCCAAGGGTAGATAAGTGGGCAAATGCTGTAGCTGAATACTTTAATGTAGATAAGTCTGTACTTTTCTCTAAGGGTAGAGCTAATAACTCATACGAAAAGATATGGTTTAGGTATATGCTTGTTGAAGAAGAGGCAATGACTATGCATAAGATATATAAGATGCTAAATCTAAGGCAACATAGTACACTACTACATAGTATCAACACATGTAAGGGTTGGGTAAAAGCATATCCTGAAGTATATGCAGGTATAGTTGAATGTGCTAAGAAACATAATTTAATCAAGGAAGGTAATGTTAAAATTATTTACGAATAAAAACTACAACTATGATTATAGGAATTTCAGGTTACGCTAATTCAGGTAAGGATACTGTAGGTTTAATGATGCAGTATGCTATGTCAGGTATTGATAGCAAGACTATCCACGATATACTAAAGCATCCTAATAGCTATGGGTATATGCTAGATGATATGTCAGGATGGGAGATTAAGAAGTGGGGAGGCAAGCTAAAGGCTGTAGCTAGTGTGCTTACTGGTATTGATGAGAAAATGTTTGAGGATAGAGCGTTTAAGGATGCTTTATTAGGTGATGAGTGGGGAAATGTTAGCCCCAACCCTCTCAATAGCATTACACCATTTGCTGATGTACAGTTTAATCAACTCATAACTGTTAGAGAGTTCCTTCAGAAACTAGGGACTGATGCATTGCGTAATAACCTGCATCCCGATGTATGGGTCAATGCCCTTATGACTGAGTATAGAAAGACTGCATTCTCCGGATACATTGGTGATACACGTAGGGATATACCACATTCTAATTGGATTATTACTGATACAAGATTCTCCAATGAGGCCAAGGCTATTAAGGATTATGACGGGTTTGTGGTAAGGGTTCATAGTGATGGATTAGAGCCTGTAAACAATCACATATCTGAGGTAGAGCTTGACAAGTGGGACTTTGACTATGTAATACACAACAACGGTACGCTTGATGATTTGTATTACAATGTTTGCGAAATGATAAAAACTATCATCAAATGAAAATTCTGCACCTAAGCGACACCCATGGATTTCACAAGGACTTACCCGAAAGAGTATTTGATAACATAGATGTTGTCATCCATTCCGGAGACTGTTCTAATTGGAAAGATCCGGGACGTAACCTAAACGAGGTTTATGACTTTGCTGAATGGTATATGACTGTGCCTGTAAAGCATAAGATATACGTAGCAGGCAATCACGATACGTCAATAGAGAGAAGAATGTTCAAGCAGGTTAACTTTGAAGATAGGGGTATTGTGTACTTAGAACACGATAGTGTAATCATTAATGGTGTTAAAATCTTTGGCTCACCCTATACTCCTACGTTTGGAGAATGGTCATTCATGAAGTCCAGGGATACAATCAATAGGATATGGGAGACAATGCCAACAGATATAGATGTCCTAGTCACACACGGGCCTGCGAAGGGCGTAAGAGACCTGTCAGAGGAGTTGAATGGAGAGCTTAAACAATGTGGAGATAATGCCCTAATGAAGTGGATATTCATGTACAAACCAAAGGCTCATCTGTTTGGACATATACATGACATGAAAGGAATTAATAACCAAGGGCTGTCAAAGTATAGCAAGAGTCCTACAAAGTTCTCTAATGCGGCATGTGTAACAGATGGTAGGTTTGACCTTGGATTGACATCTCACGGTAACATCATAACGATTGACTAATGGAGAAAGCTATATTCAAATACAACGGAGGACTTGGTGCACTACTGTGCTCAAGCTGTAGAGTAATCATGAAGATAGGAAGTGGCTTCAATGATGAAGAAATAATGGCTATTAAAGGGGAGGTTGACATGCCTCCCCAATATTGTAAACAATGTAAACCAAATATTATGACAACAGAAGAAAGGGCATCATGGTTAGTTCTAAAATTTATGTCAAAGGTTGTTAGCAAGAACGTAGCAAAAGAGTGTGCACTGATAACCATTGACGAGATGATTAGGGTCACTCCTTGGAATGGAGAAACTGATACACAGGTTGAAGATGGCTCTAAAGAGTTCTACATTAATGTAAAAGCAGAAATAGAAAAACTATAAACTATGGCACAACAAACAGCAGTTGATTGGTTAGTAGAACAACTAATCCCTGAAGATCAACATGAAGGAATAATGGATATTATTGAAGATGCTAAACAAAGGGAGAAGGAGCAGATAACAGATGCAGTAATATTTGGTGTTGAGCAACTATCTGATAGTGGAGATCTAGAAAACGAAAATAGAGCAGAACAATACTATAACGAATTATATCAATTACGTCAGGATAAAGCTGACAAATAAACTACAAAACATGGCAACAGCAACACTAACATTCGATCTTGCAGACTTTGATGACAGGGTAGAGCACCTAAGATGCACCAAGGCTACATCTATGGCAATGTTCATATGGAACCTGGTACACAACTCAAGGAAGTCCATAAAGTATGAGGTAGAGGCTAAACAAATGAAGGATAACACCTTTGATGAATATGATGCTGTAGACCTTGTATTTGATAGGATACATGAACTACTTAATGAGGAGGGGATAAATATTGATGACTTAATTGTATAAATATTTGGCAGATAATAAAACTATTCTTAGTTTTGTATTGTCAGTCCGAATTGTAGATGCAATATGATTCGGGTTTGATTCAAGAGAACCCTCTTTTATTAAACCCATACAGTTGCATCCTGTGTGGGTTTTTTATTTGGATTGACTAGTAAGTAGTCGTCTACCCCTCTAAGTTCTGAGTACAAGGAAATATAAATACTTAGCCTTGTAAAAGATTCCTAAGTATCCTGTTAAATGTATAGTGGTGATGGTAACTTCTTAACCCTATACAGCCTACCTATTTGATAACTCAAGTGACGGACTGTTAAGGTCAGGGAAGGAGGTTAATCTCTTTGGGAGGGGAGGTTAACTTCTCTTTTCTGACCTCCTAATTTCAAATCTAAGTTCGGGACTGTATATTATTAACAATTAAATTAATACTTTATGTACATCGTTATTGAAACATTTGATAAAGAATATCCTATAATCTGTACTGATCAAAATGGTTATCCATTAGTATTTACAAGTAAAGATGAGGCTGATGATGAAGCCTATAGCTGTCAACAAGGTATAGTAGTTGAAATATAAATATATAAATATGAAAATATTAGAATTGTTTGCAGGTAGTAGGTCAGTAGGTACAGCAGCAGAACAGATGGGATTTGAAGTATACTCATCTGATATAAATGCATTTAAAGATATCAACTATGTATCTGACATACTACAGTTTGATACAGATAAAGTCCCATTCATACCGGATATCATATGGGCATCACCACCATGCACCTACTTTTCAGTTGCAAGTATAGGAAAGCATTGGAACATAGACAATACACCTAAGACAGATAATGCTGTTCTTGGAGTTAAGATTGTACAAAAGACAATAGATATTATCAAGCATTACCAACAGCTTAATCCAAACCTTATCTACTTTGTAGAGAATCCAAGAGGTAAGCTAAGGAAGCTCCCCGTATCAGACTTCTTTGACAAAAGACATACAGTTACGTACTGCCAATACGGAGATACCAGGATGAAGCCAACAGACATATGGACTAATTCAGACAAGTGGTATCCACGCAAGATGTGTAAGAATGGAGATACCTGCCATCAGTCAGCACCAAGAGGCTCACGTACTGGTACACAAGGTATTAAAGGAGACTACAACAGATCTATAATTCCTAAACAATTATGTTTAGATATACTAAAATCAACACTATGAATATATTAATAGCATGCGAAGAAAGTCAAGCAGTTTGTAAAGAGTTCAGAAGATTAGGTCACAATGCATTCAGCTGTGATATACTACCTGAAACCGGAGGACATCCGGAATGGCACATACAGCGTGATGTGTTTGATGTTATAGATGAAGGATGGGATATGATGATTGCGTTCCCTCCTTGCACATACCTATCTGTTAGTGGAGCACAATGGTACTACGATCCGGCAGATAAGCACCTACCCGTAACAGAAAGAAGACCACACCCAAAATATCCTAACAGAGCATTCGATAGGTACTATGCTAGCGAGTTCTTTATGAAGCTATACAACAGTCCTATAGATAGAGTATGCATAGAGAATCCGGTAGGAGTAATGAGTTCACTATTTAGAAAGCCTGACCAAGTGATACAGCCGTGGATGTTTGGAGATGAAGCAACCAAGACAACATGCCTTTGGCTGAAAGGATTACCATTGCTAGTACCAACCAATATGGTAGGCAAGGGAGACAGAACTGTATTTAAAAGCGGTAAGTCACACCCCAAGTGGTACGCAGATGCATTGGCTAAAGCAAAGACACCTGAAGAAAGGAGAAACCTAAGAAGCAAGACATTCCCCGGCATAGCATCAGCTATGGCAGAACAATGGACAGATATTTATTAAAATATATTTTGTTATTCCGCAAAATGTTTATATCTTGCGTATAAATAATTAAGCCCCGACATCTCATAAACCTTGTACCCATGCACCTGGGTTGGGATAGACATAGTCGGCCTGCTCATCCGGATGAAAGGGGTTAACTGTTAAAACGGATAAGGTCGACAGGTGGGAAGCTACTGCCAGAGTGTAGCAAACTTTTTGTTCTAAAATCAAACAATTGTTCTAAAATCAAACAATACTTTGTTCTAAAATCAAACAACATGAAGATTATCATCGACTCTTACAACGCAGGCTACGAGGATGCCAAGTGTAATCACGTAAATGACGCACTAAACTTTACTCAAATGTACCTATACTCAAAAGGTATACAGCATTACCCTGTACTAATATCTGACACTAAGGGGATGAAAATTACAAGCCTTGATTGGCTTGGATACAAGATTGACAAGTACAAGGTAGTAGATAAGTGTATGGCTGAGATAGGCGCTATGAAGACACATCCAACGACAAGAGGTATAATTGATATAGTAATATCAATAATAGAGGAGCAACAAGGGGGTGAAGAGAATCCCTTATAGCGACACAGAATGCATTGTTTTATCCCTTTAATTACACATTAAACAAAACCATAGTCATATGTACATTTACGCAGCAGTAGTTATTTTTCTTATCTCATGGATATTATATGAGGTATACAACTCACCAACAGAATCTGATGAAGATTATTATTAACAATCAAACAAGACACCATGGAAGATTACAAACACAAGCTAAAGCTAATGGTCGCTGAAGTCTTTGAGGTTGACCAAGAGTTCTACCTACGTGGTAGAGAAAGAAGAAGAGCAGAAATGTATGCAAAGAAAGCATTCGTATCCCTACTTAAAAAGTATATGCTTCATACATTTATGGATGTTGCAAAGTATGTTGGATGTACGGAGCATAGCAGTACACTATATCATATTAATGATGCTGACTTTATGTTAAAGTATGATGACAATTTTAGTTTCAAGTACAGGATAGTAGAAAAAGAACTGTTAAAAATGATGGAACAATGACAATAGGACAACAGCAATCACTTCATCTTATATACGTAAATATAGCAAACGCCTTGATATATGCAGAGGATTTGTGTATAGACAACACATTCTCTCCTAATGCCAAGAGTGCTGTTAGAACAATACGTGATAGACTTAGATGGCTGAAGCAAGCAATAGAAATGAAGACACAAAGATCTACGCTTCAAGCCATTGATACCCTTAGATATGATGAGATACTGCGTGTTGTCTCACTAATCCCAACATCAATGCAGGATGATTTAGAGAAAGTAATCGTTGACTATGTCAACTCTAGAATAGACGAAATTTCACCAAAACCCCAATAATATGTTTACAAGAAGATTTATCAAATTGCCTATTAAAGTTTATGATTCAGAGCACAAAGAAATCACCGGAGAAGAGCTGTGTAAAGATGTATACACAATGGTTAATCCATTTACCATATCAAGGTATAGACCCTCTGATGAAAACAATGGCGTGTGTACTCACATTACATTTAAAGATGGAGACTGTATGCTTGCATATATATCCATAAGAGAATTTGAAAAGATGGTAAACCAGCATAGTGACATAACAAACAATATCCCATGATAATAGAGATTAAGGATATAGTAAAAGTTATACTTTTCGCTATCTCCGTTAACCTGATAATGTACGCACAATTAGCTATATACTTAAAATACAAAAGAAATGAAGCAACTATCCGAACAGCAATTATTATTAATCAAGAAGCCATTACCGAAAGAGGCCGTGACACCGCATCCTACAAGGAGCAACCTATCAACGATTAAGGCTATATATGTAACAGAGAGGTTGAATGACGTATTTGGCGTAGGTGCATGGAAGATTAAGACAGAGCTGATTACTCCAATCATGGAGAAGACAAAGGTGACCAACGCAGGTAAGGAGAGGACGGAGTATACAGCTGTACTTAAAACAGCTTTCACTATACCCGATTATGATATATACTACGAATGCATAGCGTCATCAGTAAACGATGATCCAGGTGATGCGTGTAAGGGAGCTACAACAGATGCCATTACCAAGATATGTTCTTACATAGGTATAGGTATTGATGTATTTAAAGGTCAGCATGACAATGCGTTACAGACATACGAGAATACTATGGTAGCTTCATTTGTTTCTAATATTGATAAGTTCACTGACAAGCAATCCCTTACCGATTACGCTAAAGGTTTAGATGACAATATCAAGCTTAACCCTGTATTTAGACTAGCTGTATCTAATAAAATAAAACAATTACAATGAGAATAGATTTAGACTTCCTGAAAGAAAGACCATTATCATACTCCTCTATAAAGGAGTTTGCTAAGTCACCAAAGCACTATATGTACTATGTACACAATAGGTCAGCTCCAAGTAAAGCAATGGACCTTGGCACACTGATACATACCCTGCTCATGTATCCACAAAAGACAGCAGAAATGTTTGCTATTTACCCTGACCTTGATAAGAGAACAAAGGTTGGTAAGGAACTGTGGGAAGACTTCGTAAGCAAGAATGAAGGTAAAACGCTCATCAGCGAAGATGATATGACTGAAGCTGTTGGGATAACGGATAGCATCCTGTCAAACTGGAAGGTAAGAAATACCATCATGGAGTGCAATAGCTTTGAGCAAGAGTTCAAGATGGATGTAGCAGGTCTACCCTTCAGAGGATTTGTTGATGGGGTTAAGGATAAAGAGTATGTTCTTGAGATTAAGACAATTAATGATGCGTCACCTGCTAATGTTACTAGGGAGTTCTACAACCGAAAGTATCATATACAGGCAGGTATTTATAACCTCGCACACAACCTACCTGTTAAGTACTTGATTATTGAGACCAAAGCTCCGTACAACTATATGCTAGTTGATGTAGCAGATCAATACCTAAAGAAGGGACAAGAAGAGCTGTATGAGTTGGCTGATAAGTTCACTACGTGTATAGACTTAGATGCATTCAATGCAGGGTATGGGTTTATGGAAGAAAGTGAGTTCATATTAGATTTACCTTCTTGGGTAAAATAGTTTTGTAATTGTAAAATATCTTGTATCTTCGCAATGTACATATGTGAGGGGTTGCATATAGGGAGCAGTTTAAATGTTTTCTGCTCCCACTTTTTGAATATGAGTAGATACGATTACATAAAAATAAGCGACAATCTCCTTCCGGTTAACGGATTTCAGAGACACGACTTATCAGGTCTTGAGTTTCAGACAAAAGACTTAGATAGGGAGTTCTTAGACTATGTAATAGATGGAGAAGGTAACCTTTCTTATATGGACTATGAGTATCAACTTGTTGAGACAGCGGGTAACTTCTTCAGGTTTAGTATGAATAGAGTTAACAAGGGTGTTATAAACAGTGACTACACAGGGCTCGTTAAGTTCTACGGAAAACCATACGAGATATTCTATATATTCAAAGCTAAGTTTACTAATGGTAAACTTGATACCATAGAGAGAGTATTATGAGCAACACGAAATACATAAATAAAGAGAAGCTTCATCAAAAGTTTCCACAGGTAGCTACTATATTAGATAGCATACACGAGAATAATAGCCAAAACAACTACTGGTTCTTCGTGAACTACGTGGGTAAGTACAAGGGTAAGAACGGAAAGCCTAGAACTGTTTCTATGTCAGCTATAATAGATGTACTAGAACAGCACGGGTATGACGTAGACCTTCTTGTTACTCCAAAAGTCCTAATCAACAAACCATAACAGACAACCCCCAGGGCTATCTCGGCCTTGGGGAAATTTACACAATTTTAAACTACACAATATGTCAGAGAAAATCTACTTCAACGGAGTAAATGGAAAGAAAACTATGTACGGAACAAGGATTTCTATTAACGTAGAGAAATTCATTGAGGAACTAAAGAAGTACAAGAACGAGGCAGGATACTGCAACATCAACGTAAACGACAGAAAGTCTCCGGACAAGTATGGTAACAACGTGTATGTGACACTTGATACCTGGAAGCCTGACGCTTCTAAAAAAACTACACCTTCTACTCCTGCATCATTTCAAGTAGACAAGGTAGAAGACGATCTTCCATTCTAAGGTTAGACGCACGACGCACACATACAACAGCCCCGTTCAGTAAAATGTTCGGGGCAATTTTAACCCCACAACATGCATACAGTAACTATATTTGAGAATATAGTATCTATTGACAGCCCTAAGATTGTTAAGATAGAAGCTGTTATTGATGCTATTAGAAACGGAAGATACAGGTCAAAGGTAGAAGCTATACGCTTGTGCGAGAATGAAGATACCAAGCGTTCTTTAAAAGCTAATCTTCCTTGCGTACTATTTACAGGAGAATTTAACAAGCCAATTACAAAGATTAACGCATCCGGAAAGGAGTACGTTTCCTATAGGGATGACAAGAGCATTACTAAGCACAGCGGATTAGTCCCAATTGATATTGATAATGTAGAAGACCTTGATTACGCTGTTAACGAACTAATCAATGATGACATTATATATGCTCTATGGAGGTCTTCATCAGGCAAAGGATTACATGGTTTAGTTAAGATAGGAGATGGTAACAAGCATGCTGAACACTATAGGGCTCTGATAAAGAGAATCAAAGGTCTTGATACTACAGCTCAAAATGTAGCAAGGGTTTTGTACGTATCTTATGACCCCAACATATACGTAAACACATCGTCGTCAGTATTCTATGACATTGATGTTGAGGAAGAAAAGCAACCCTCAAGATTGATGTACGGAGATGGACATACCGACTATAAGAAGGTTGACATAGCATCTAGGATGATTAGGTCTGCGCCCGATGGAGAAAAGCATCATGCCCTCCTTAGAGCCGCTAATCTCCTTGGAGGCTATGTAGCGACAAAGAATATAGAGTATGACATAGCTTTTAATATCCTGTCTCACGAGATTAGGAAGCGCCACATTGATGACCCAAAGCTTGCTGACAAGACTATTGAGGATGGGCTTAGGCATGGTATGGCACGACCTATTTCACAGGTTGAACAAGAGTTTAAGGAAGCTGTTAGAGAACTCGGTGCTATAGAAGAAGAGTTGTCCTTTCTTACATCTAACACGAGTGATGATGACTTTATCTATAAGTTTAGGAAGGGCCTAATCCCAATGGGTATGCCTCTTGGATACCATGACCTCGACAAACACTTCCTGCTGAAAGAAGGTGAGTTCTATGCATCGTTAGCACACAGTCATATTGGTAAGACTACGATAAACCTTTGGCTACTATTCTTGTCTGCTATTAAGTATGATTGGAATTGGATGGTATATACCGGAGAGAATAGAGCAGCCTCTGTTAAGATGAAGATTATGGAGTTCTTTGTTGGTAAAAAAATAATACACATGGATGACAGAGAGCATGCTATATCACTTAAATTTGTAGATGAGCATTTCTTTATGTTGTCAACTGATAATCTTTATACCTATAGGGATATAATGGACCACTCTAAAGTTATGATGGGGTATAAATCTCTGAAAGGACTATTTATTGATCCATATAATTCCTTGAAGCTTGAACTAACAGCTTCCAAGAATAAGTATATCTATGACTACGAAGCGTATGGGGATATGTTAAATTATACCAAGAGGTATAACACAACACTATTCTTATCCGTTCACACTACCACAGCTTCACAAAGGGAAAGGGACAGTAGTGGTAGTCAAAAGATGCCACACGCATCCGATACTGAAGGTGGTGCTGCTCTATATAACAAGTCAGATAACTTCCTTACGCTACACCGGAAGATTAAAGACCCTAACGAATGGATGTTTACTGAGGTATCCGTAGACAAGGTTAGGAACAGAGAGACAGGAGGCAAGCCTACACCTTACGGGAGTAGTGTTAGATTAAAGATGGTGAACGGGATTGAGTTTGTAGATGATTACGATAACCTTCCTTTTAATAGAGAACAATTATTAACTAAATACAAGATACTATAGTATGTCATACGAGTTTATTACAGAGTCAAGGGTAGGGATTGTTGCATATGATATATCCATAGAGAACTTAGAAGAAAGAAAAGAAAAGGCTATTGTATATCCTAGTATCAAGTACGCACAGCAAAAGCTTGGTTTAAACTTCGGAGTAATCAAGCACGCTGCTGAGAACAGAGGAAGAGTATATAGTCCTAACTATGAAAAAGAATTAGCAATTAGATACGCAAAAACAATATAACATGAAACAAGTATTCACAGACCACAGTCTTCAATTGGCATTTGAAAGGACAGTAGAGCAGTATGAGATATTTAGAAAGATAGTCACACAGAAAGTAGACTGTTCAGATGCCCCTAGTATTGTAAGGCATATGTCAGACCTTACATCCGTTATGGTAATTGGAGTAACATGTAAGGCTCAGTTCCAGTTTCTTACCGAGAAACTATCATTCCAAAAGATGATGAATCTCAACAATGATGATATGGGGGCAACTGAGAAGAAGATTGTTATTGCATATGAGATAGGTGATTGTTCCTTTTATAATAATATCTGCGAAATGGTGATAAAAGAAAGTCACTATAAGATGGAATTATTGAGATCTTCCCTATCGTTTGCTAAACAAGAAATGAACATGCTGTAGATATGAAGCAAATAAAAAAAGTAGAGAAGTACGGGCTCAAGTTTGATTCTAAGCTTGAGTTGTTCTTCTACGAGCTGTTAAAAAAGAATGGTATAGACTTTGAATTTCAGGTTCCTTATCAGCTTTGTCCATCTTTTAGATATGATGGTAAGGCAGTTCGCCCTATGACACTTACCGTAGACTTTGACCTTACTTCTAGCGGAAGAAATGTAGTGGTAGATACAAAGGGTTTCCAAAGGAATGATAACATCCTAAAGTGGAAATGGTTCAGATATGTGATGCATACGGAGTGGCGGAAGGAACCTAAACTATTTTTCCCCAAAAGCCAAAAAGAATGTTTAGAAGTTGTTGAAATTATAAAGTCTTTGTAATTTAGCAATAACCAAAAATATGTTATGCCTGAACCTATAGACACAATACGTATGAGACTAAAGCCTGATGAGGCTCAATTAGTGTACGAGTACAGAGGAAGTAAGGTTAATCACACCGCACTAAACAAAGAGTGTGAAGAGCAAGGGATACCAGCTGAAAATGTGAACTACTATTGGTTCAAGAGTGAGAAGTTTAGCATTAACGTCAAGGGTAGTAGCCTTAGCGTTCAAGAGATGATGGATGAGTTTCTTAAATCAATAAAAGAATACGCTCCAATATATCCATCTATAGATTACAAAAAATCATCTGATGGACATTTGTTTGTGGTAGACCCGGCTGACATACATATCGGGAAGCTGTCAAGTATGATTGAGTCGGGTGATGAATACAACCACGACATAGCTGTTAAAAGAGTTAAAGAAGGAGTTATAGGATTGATTTCTAAATGTAACTTCAAAATAGATAAGATTCTATTTATTGTTGGAAACGATATTCTTCATGTTGACAATGCAAAGAACAGTACAACAGCAGGTACGCATCAAGATACAAGCGCTATGTGGTTTGATAACTTTAAGACAGCTCAAAGGCTTCTTACAGATTGCATAGAGATACTAATTCAGATTGCTCCTGTACATGTACAGTATGATCCGTCTAACCATGATTATACTAATGGATTCTTCTTGGCGCAGACAATAGAAGCTTGGTTCAGAAACTGTGAATCAGTTACGTTTAACGTCAGTATATCTCACAGAAAGTATTTTGTATACGGTGCAAATATTATAGGTACAACTCACGGTGATGGAGCTAAAGAAGCTGACTTGCCATTATTGATGGCGCATGAGGCTAGTAAATCTTGGGGGGATTGCAAGCATAGGTATTTTTATATACACCATATACACCATAAGAAAAGTAAAGATTACATGAGTGTAAATGTTGAGGCACTTAGGTCTCCATCCGGAACAGATTCTTGGCATCACAGAAATGGCTATCAACATTCCCCAAAGGCTGTAGAAGGATTCGTTCATCATCCAGTTCATGGACAAGTTGCAAGGCTCACTCATATATTCTAATTAAAAAATATCTTCTTTAGTTTAAATGGGTCTAGCATATCTATGCCTAGCTCACCTTCTTCATGTATTATTTCACCCAAGTCTATGTCCTCTATCATATCAAGGAGATACATTGGGTCTTTGGTGGAACATAAGAAGATAGCGTTGAAGTATTTTTCTTCTTCGTCATCAGGCATTTTTACTACCATTATCATATAACGAATGTATGACTATTTCTTTGTAGACTTACCGTTCTGTCCATTGCGTCCTCTGTTTGAGGATCTTGATTCAAGAACCATCTTGCCATCTTTAGTATGGCTTCTGTCCTTACCCATCTTAGTCATCTTACCATAGGTTCCGGCTTGTCTATTTGCCTTATTTAATTCTACCCTATTGTCTTTAGCTTCTTTAGATTCATTGTACTTTTTATCATACGCCCTCTTCCTCTGAATAGAGGATGGGCTCCAATTCAATTTATCGTAACTAGGATGCTTACCAGCGTTCTTATTGGCTGCCATTTCTTTTTTCTTTTATTCTCTTCTCTGTCCACGAGTAAATCTGTATGGATAGCCACACAAGAGAAAATATGCTGACCACAAAGTTAACGAAAGGGTTAATGTTCACAATGTTCAAGTATGCCATCCAGCTTAATATTGTTGATGGTACTCCTAGAAACGTAATGTCATTGTGTGCATTCATTATTAATCATATATATAATGCAAATATAAGTATACTAAGTACAAATACTTAACAGCGTTTGCAAAGTAACAGAAGGCACAGAAACAGATTGTTCGTCCATAATTAAATTATTACGTAGCCGTTCTTATCTTTAGCTCCCCTGTTATAATTCTCAAGCAGTTGCTTTACAGACTTACCAAAAGTCTTCTGGAAGTGTGGCATATCTAAGAATTTCCAGTCTCCTCCCCACTCCCAACCATACCTCTTAAAGATTGCAACAACCTCCATCCAGTCAGACTGCTTGTCTCCATCAAAATCTGTCTTAGTGTCCCACACCGCAGTCTCA